ATGAAATCTATCGAGGAGGCTATCACAGAAAAGTTTCCCGATGTTATCATACATGAAGTTAGAAAAAACGCCAAGTTTGGTATTCGTATACTTGGCACCATCCCAGCACAAAACGAATACGACAAAGATCATATCGTTGAATGGACCGGGGATGGAATAGCCTCAGAGTGCTACATCGATAGCAGAGACTACAGAGAAATTGGTTGGAACGAGGAGGAGCAAAGACCGGAATACATCAAGGCCAAGCTTCTCATCCACAACGATAGATTTAATGTACCGGTAGATGCCTCCAAGTAAATGCCTTAGCTGTCCAATAGGGGTGAACTGTATCAATGGAAGATACTGTCCCCTATTCCGCCGATATGTAGAGCATAACTCTGAGCCACTTGGATGTACCCCAAAAAGAATTAGTGATTATGAAAGCAATAATAACGTTAGAAACAGGCTTTAAGGTTGTCTGTGATATCCTTACCCCCCCACACCGTAAAGAGCGTGAGACACAGGCTGAGTACGAAAGACGTTTTGTTTCGGAACTCAACCTGTCCCAACCAAATGCTGTCAACAAAGTCATAAAGTGTCATATTCTAAGGCATTAAGGCTATTGACAGTAAGTATTTTGTTTTGAGCTTGCTTTGCAATAACTTTGCAAGCGAATTTTAATAAGGGAAAAGAAATATGATCAAAGCAGAACAAATTTATCAAGCGACAAATGACGGCCTGGACATCATCTTTGCACTGTATCCAGATGCTAAAAATTGCTTCGCTAAATACTGTACCGATGGCAATGTCAAAAAACACTTTGCCATAAGAAATGAAAAGACTCCTTCCTGCAGCATCAAAAAATACGATACCTGCTGGAAGGTGACAGACTTTGGAGGCGAAGGTGTAGCAGAATCGCCTATCGACCTCTACATGAAAGAGAAAAACATCAGTCGCTTTCCTGATGCTATCCTTCGATTGGCTGCAGAGTTCAACGTCAGCGACGAGTTGAAGAAGGATGTCAACAAGCCAACTTTCGCTGAGCGAGATGCCACCATAGACGAGAAAGATGGCACTCGCATATTTGAGCTCAACGAGAAGTTTACTCCAACAGAGCTGAGTGTGCTTGGGCCAAACGTCAAACAAGAGCACGTAGATGCACTCAATTGGCACTCTGCTAAATGGATTGGCTACGTAAAAGACCGCAAGGTTAAAATCAAGTACAGCAATGAGCACTATCCGATATTCATGCGTGAGTGCCTTGTGTCTCCGGCTTCAGGTGATAAGCCGGAAGTCAAGTTCTTCAAGATATACGAGCCTCTTAACTATCAAAAGCAATGGCGATTCTCTTATACGCCTGAAGGCATAAAACCAAAATCATACATCAATGGGCTTGCCGAGCTGAAAGCAGCTTACCACGATTTTAACAGACGTGAGGAGGCCGAATACAACAAGACCAACACCGATGAGTCCAAACCTTACAAGGAAAAGAAGTTACCTGAAGCTTTCGTCTGCAGTGGAGAGCGTGACAGTCTTTGTTGCCGTTCCTTGGGCTACCACCCTCTATGGTTCAACTCCGAGACTTACAAGCTGAGCGAAGAAGAATACAAAGAGATTATGAAATATGTAGAGGTGCTCTACAATATACCCGACATTGACGAGACGGGTATTGCCAAGGGTACAGAGTTAGCTCTGCGCTTCATCGATATCCATACAATATGGCTGCCTTCATGGCTTCGTACTTACCATGACAACCGTGGTAAGGGGCGCAAAGACTTACGAGACTGGATGGAGCTGCGCAATACGCGCAAAGACTTCCGTAATCTTATGACACTGGCCATGCCAGCTCGCTTCTGGGTGAGCAAGCTCAACAAAAAGGCCAACACCTGGGATCATTACATCGACACGGCGTGCCTCTATAATTTTCTTCGTCTCAATGGTTTTTACACCTTACATGACGACAACTCCACAATTACTAAGTATGTTCGCATCACAGGCAACATTGTCAAACTCATAACAACAAGAGATATCCGAGAGTTCTGCCGTCAATGGGTCATCGATAGAGCTGAAAAGCGAGATATCCTCAACCTGGTTCTGAATATCCCGAAGCTCTCCAGCGCTGCGCTCGACTCACTGCAAGAGATTACGTTAGACTTCACCAGCTACACAAACCACTCACAACTGTTCTTCTTTCCTCGAGTCAGCGTAGAGGTCAGCAAGGATGGCTTGACGGAGTATCAGCGTGAAGGCAGTTCGTTGAAAAACTATGTATGGCAAGAGAATGTCATCAATCACAACTTCAAAAAGTTAGACGACATGTTCACCATCTCTCGCACCATAGATGAGGATGGCAGACCGAAGTTTGACATCGAGATCAAAAGTGTGAAATCCCATTTCTTCGGATACCTCATCAACGCCTCTCGCACCTATTGGCGCAAGGAGCTGGAGTATGCTTTCGAAGACAAAAGCATTGATGAGAAAGAGGCTTACCATAAGGCTCACCTCTTCGATATAGCAGGCGTTGGTCTTGCTGACACTGAGATCCAGGAGCAAAAACAGAATCTGATAAACAAGATTTTCACATTCGGCTATATGCTACATCACTACAAGGCACCATCGCGAGCATGGGCACCAATGGCCATGGACAATAAAATCGGCGAGAATAATGAGTGCAACGGTCGTTCCGGCAAGAGTTTCTTCTTCAAGACTCTCTCTTTGCTGATGAAGACCGTTAAACTTTCCGGGCGCAACCCGAAGCTAATGGATAACCCTCACGTCTTTGATCAGGTTACCCAGCACACTCAAATGCTGTTGCTTGACGACTGCGACCGCTATCTCAACACAGGTCTCTTTTACGACAACATTACTTCAGATATGACAGTAAACCCAAAGAATAACCAAAGCTTCACGATTCCTTTTGAGGATAGTCCGAAGATTGCTTTCACCACTAATTATGTGCCTGCAGACTTCGACCCATCCTCAGAAGCGAGATTGCTCTATATGGTGTTCTCAGACTATTACCACCAGCGCACAGAAGAAAACGACTATCAGGAGACACGAAGCATCCGTGACGACTTCGATGAGGATCTGTTTTCAAAGACATACACCGAGGATGAATGGAATGCGGACATTAATTTTTTCCTGCAGTGCTGCCGTTTCTACCTCTCCTTGGCCAATGAACCCATCAAGATCATGCCACCGATGGAAAATATCATCAAGCGCAAGTTCAAGGCCGACATGGGTGTTAACTTCGAGGATTGGGCTGCTACTTACTTCTCAGAGGAGAGCGAGCGACTCGACAAATTCATCGTGAGAGAGCGTGCCTTCAACGACTTCAAGCAGTTCTCAGGCATCAATAAGGCGACAACTCAGAGCTTCACCAAGAAGCTGAAGGCATTCGTTGAGCTGTGTCCTTACATCAAAGAGTTGAACCCAGAAGACCTCTGCAACAGCCAGCATCGCATTATTAGACGCGATCCGGCCAACCCAGATGGCAGCCCTGTTGAAATGATCTATCTCAGAAGCAAGAAGAGTGATGTTAAAAAAGAGGAGACTCAAGCAAGCCAAGGTGATATACAACCCACCATTCCATTCAACATGACAGACGCTGGTGGATGTACTGACCCTTTCTGACCATCTATAAATAAAAGAATAGATAGCCCCAAGTTATAGTGCAAAGGTACAAAAAATATCTGAATTATGCAAATATTTTGAGCTAAATTTTCAAGCAATTTTTGCTGATTTCTATAATTCTTTTCCCATGTTACGAGGGAGCGGTGAGCATTGGCCCATCGCTCCCTTTTTCCTTGATTAAGACACCCCTCCAGCCGTCCTGACCGTATCTCCTACGCTCTTTTCACGCCCATGCCGCCGTTTTCCCCACACCCCTTTCTTTTATTTTATACAAATCCTTTGTAACTCTGTAACAGAATGTTAGCAAAAGAGATAAACAACTGATAAATAGGGAGTTAAGCCGCATTTTCAGCGTTTACAAAGTTGCGTTACAACTACTTTACAAAAATTTTTAAGTTTGTAACAAGCCCATTCTAATACTGGTCATTAACTCCAAGATTTGCCTATGTAACAAAATCGAAAGTGTTACATTTTCTGTATCACAAAATTGTATCATACAAAATACGCTGATTCTCAGCGACTTACAAAGCCAAGTTTGCATGATACAAAAATACAAACTTTTCGGACGGAATTATATCACACCAACTTTACTGATAAAAGTTAGTTTTTACTGATTATCTTTAGTATTCTCGAAAATTCTTTGTATCTTTGCCGCAAAAACCGCATATATATGAATCCAGTCGTTTATATCAAGATTCCTACACACATCAGGCAATGGGCATATCATGCCTATGGTAACCCTGTTGTTTTTCCTGCCGGTGGCAATGAAGTGGCGGTGATCCGCAAGTTCACCACTAAACCTCCATCGGCAAAACTCTCACTTGTTGAACTGGAGAGTCAAACCGAGCAGGAGGCTGCAGACTCCGCAAAGTTTCATCAGAGTGTATCTCATATATTTAAGGATAAGGAGTTCGAGGAGAACCGTTGGCTCACTCATCCCGATGAATATCTCGCCATCATGCTCCCTGACTCCAAGGCAAAACCTGTGCGAGAGTACTGTTATCTCGGCCCTCGAGCAAGACGTGCCATCAAGGAGGTCATCATCGACCTCTTTAAGATGGATCTCTGGGCTTCGCTCAAGGATATCGCTGACCGATCATGCCGTCTCTCCTCCATCATTTCTGCATGGTGCGAGCAGCATGGTATTGGCATCGATTATGAGGATACTGTGCGCCAATGCTTCTACAGAATGCGTGACCAACACGCCAAAAAGGGCATTATTTTAAACTCGTCAACAAGATTTAGCAAAGATTAGCACAAAATTTTCCGTCGCTGCGAACAACTCCGAACAAAACCGAAATATCCGTCGAATCCAAACAAAATAGAAATATCTAAAAGCTCATGGCATACATCAAAAACATCATCAAGATAGAGGTGACCGAGGCCGAGAACCTCAAGAGCGTGGTCTTCCCTGCACGCCACCTCTGCATCCTTCCACAGGATGTCGAGTTCAGACAGATTCATTGCAAAAATCCGTCAAGTTGTGAAATCTCCGACAAAGTGGAGTCCAAGGTTCGCATTTTCACGTCGAAGCTCACCTTCCGTTCATGTGAGCAAATCGACTGCGACGGCTTGCCACTCGCCTACAGGATAACAACCGCCGATGGATGCCGCTACCTCATCGGGCGTGATCATCGCCCGTTTCCTGTACTTACTCGCTCTGAGCTCATGCCAAGTTCTCACACCGACAGTTCACTCATCACCTATACCGTGACATGGTCTGATGTGATAAAACCGCTCCAAATCATCGAATAAAAGTTTTTTTATTCTTCCCTCCTATTATATAACTTTGCAGTGTTCTTATTCGCAAAGCTATATGAAATATCAAATATCAATCACTGGCTACATTGGGGCGTGGACTAAGAGAATGGTCCACGACATTCTCAATGACAATAAAGGCAAGCATGTAGATGTCTCCATCGACTCGCTTGGCGGAGAAGTTTCCGCCGGTCTCGCCATCTGCCAGATGTTCAAGTCACACGGTGATGTTACCGTTGACTTTCAAGCTGGCTTCTCTGCTTCCGCTGCAACCATCTGTGCGATGGGTGCCAACAAGATCCGCATGAGCAAATACAGTTTGCTTCTCGTCCACAAATGCTCCACGGAGCAATTTGTCTGGTCTGCACTCAACGAAGAAGAGATTGGATCTCTTATCGAACAGCTTCAGAAACAACAGGAGAACCAGCAGAAGATAGACAACATCATCGCCAATGTTTACTGTGATCGCTCCGGCAAAAAACATGAAGACATCATTAAGGTAATGTCAGAAGCTCTCTGGCACACCGTCGATGAGTGCATCAAGTTCGGATTCGTTGATGAGGCGATGGACGGCAAGCCTGCCGAGATTACCGAGCAGACGCAAGACTTCATCAAATACAACAACCTCCCCGTATTGCCCGAGGTTGTCAATTCCTGGTATGAGAAGAAATCGGGCTTCTTGGACCGCTTGTTTGGCAAGGACAAACCACATAACAATATTATAGACATGATTAAGAAATGGACTCACATCAACAATGTCCTCAACATCGAGGGCATTGAGGCAGAGGATTCCGCAAAAGACTGCACCATCTCCAAGGAGCAGATGCAGAAGATTGAGGATAAGATGGCTGCCGATGCCGACTCCATCCATGACAAGGACGAGGCTCTCGCCAAGGTCAAGGATGAGAAGAAGGCTTTGGAAGACAAGGTCAAGGACCTCGAAAAGGAGAAGAAGACCTTGGAGGATAAAGTGAAGGATCTGGAGAATGAGCCTGGTGGCAGCACCTCTACGGCCGTGGATGACACCAAGGTCGAGGATTATTGCTCAGATCAAGTGTTGAACGCTATAGAACAATTCGCATAATATGGCAGAAGAGAATAAATTCATCGCCCCTGCAGATGTTCATGAGCAACTGCAGAAGACTGCTAAGACATACCGCAAGCAGTTGATTACCATGCCTACAAAAGGCTTGAAGAAGTCACTCTCATACATGACGCTTCGCCCAGGCATTCGTGTTTCCGAGACTGTCGGAGAGTTGACAGGCAACGCTGAGTTCGGGCCATACGACGAGAACCGTACCGCCGACAGCGGTGCTAAGATTAAACCTCGCACCTTGGAGGTGTTCCTTGGCAACGTTGACGTGAAGTTCTCTCCTAACTCGGTTTATTCCACTATTTGGGGTGCCAACGCCATGAGTGGCGATGCCCTCAAAAACGTACCTATCACCCTACAGGTTCTACAGCTTCTCGCCTTGAAGCTCGGCAAGAACCTCGACAAGGTGCTTTGGAAAGCCGTGCGCAATGCCTCTGGCACAGGTTCCAAGGACCTCTTCAACGGTCTCGACACCATCGCAGCCGCAGAGTTGACCGCAGGCAAGCTGTCAAGCGAGCTCGGCAACCTCCTCAAAGTCTCCGACATCCTCGGTGCTGGCAAGACCATCAACGACGACAATGCCGTTGACTTCGCACAAGCCATTTGCGAGAGTGCAGACGAGGACTTGATGGCAGAGGATAACCTTTTCCTCTATGTTCCTCAGGCATTCGTCAACCTCTACAACCGTGCCTTCCTGAAGAAGTTTGGTTCCGTGCCATACAACAATGGCTACAACCACAACTCCATCGTGGGCTTCGAGAACGTCCACTTTGCTCCGCTCAGCAACAAGAAAGATACTCCTTTCTTCCAGCTCTCCACTCGCAGCAATATGCTCGTGGGTGTCAACGAGGCAAACAACAACGACGCAGAGAAAATCAGCATCGAGAAATATCATCCTTGGAAGCTCGACTTCATCGCCACCAAGTTCTTCGGCACCCAGTACGAGAGCATCAACAAGGAGCGCATCATGTTCATCACCGACGATGGCGAGACTCCGCTCATCCAGAAGAGCAACGTTTCGTCTGAGTCTCTTGACGGTGCTGATGACCTCAACCCTGTTGACGGTGGCAATGAAGAGCAGTAAACTTTCACCTTATTATATATAGGAGATTAAATTATGGTTTGCACAACTAAAGATTTATATAAATCAGTCCGCAAGTGTCCAGGAGTTCGCATTACTCCTGGCATTCGCCCTAAGTTCTTGGCTATTCTTAAGTCAAAGATCCTCACATGGCCAAAGTTGCCTGATGACATAGAGGATAAAGCTACAGACATGACCGCACTTGCCACATACAAGGGCAACTTCACTTTGGATGCTGATGCTAAGTGGCATGTGGTTGATCTGGTCTCCCTCAAGTCAAGCATTACCACCGAGACACAGGGAGAGGCTCCTTCAGCCACATTCCTCAACAAGGCTGAGTATATCATCGGTGGCATGGATGCCGATATTACAGGCTTCGGCCGAATGGTCATCAACGACGAGATGATCTATGCTCAGCAGATGCCTAACGGACGTTTCCGCATCTTGGGTTGCGAGATGTTCGCACCTAAGTCCACATTTGCTCAGAATAGTGGTGCGGGTGCTACTGACTCCGTCACCTCTACACTCAGCGTTGAAGCCACAGACGTTAGTCCAGCACCTTTCTATGAGGGCAAACTGGAGACCGACGAGGGCGACATTAGCGGCCTTGACGGCTCCGTATGGACTGAGTCTAAAGAGTAGGCGCTATTTTACTCATAATATCAAAAATGTTTCAGCAGCTTAGGTGGCTCTCGCTTCGTGCCTGAGCCACCTTTTATTATTTTCGCATATATGGATCATCAATTCACCAAACAGATACAAGCATGGCTCAATGCCAAGCATGAGAGCGATGCAGACGTTATCAAGGGAGCAAACATGCTCTTCCGTCTCAACAGAGACCGCTTCTATCATGCCCGTGCCACCAGACAGCCACAGGCATACCGTTCTAACATCGAGTACGAGTTGGGGAAGTTCCTCAAAATTCGTCTCGACAAAATGACCATTGATGAGGTTAAGCAGATGGATAGTCTCGTCATTCCAGAGGCACAAGCCATCATCGACGAGGGCGCACCAGTGGCTACGACCGAAGAAACGACCGGTACGACCGCAAAAACGACCGATTCCAACGAGGAAGAGTCCAACAATGATGATGCAGAGCTGCCGTCCTCCGAAGAGGATGGTGTCGCGGTCATCCGCAAAGGCAAGCGCAAGGATCACGATTTCCTGCCCGACAAAGTAGCTGCCCTCTGGGATATTAACGCCAAGCGATACAAGGAGATAAAATCTACCTTCGAGACACTCAAGTCGTTGGAAGACAAAGAGCCGTGCGACCGATACGAGTATCTCAAGATACTCTCCGACCTTGACAAGAAGTATCGTGCCGACATGCTCACCTACGACTCATACGTGGTCACACGTGCCGACCGTGACCGTGTCGCTAAAGCCCGCCTCGCCGAGAATGGCAACCAAGGTTAAGGTAGCAGACCTGCTGAAACCCATCGGCGATATTCAGACACAAGCCTATTTCGGGCGACATATCCACACCCTCGGTCTCATCAAGTGGATTCTCTCACAGACAGGCTCTGCAGAAGTGTGGGTGTCATCCTATTCTACCTCCGAGGAGTTCCTCCGTGGGTTCCGCCTGATGCGGCAGTCTGATAGCATCCGTTCGGCAAAGATGCTGCTCGATGTCAAGGCGAGCAAGAAGACCGTGCAGCTTTGGCGCATGATGCAGGCTTGTTTTGACGAGGTATATCTGGGCGAAAATCACTCCAAGGTGATCCTCTTCAGAGCCGCCGATTGCGTGGTGTCGGTCGTCACCTCACAAAATCAGACCTATGGCAGTCGTGATGAATCGACCATCGTCACTACAGAGCCACAAGTCTTCTACGATCTGCTCCATGGTTACCTGGAGCACTGTACTAACAAAAGTTTGAAAATCAATGGAAATTACACAGGATTTGATGAAAAACGTGCAAGACTTGGCAGAGACTTTGACTCCGATATCGGAGATGTCCGTCCTTTTGGATATTAACGAGGACGATCTGCGTGAGGAGATCCTGAAGCCTTCGTCTAAGCTTCACCGTGCCTACTACCTGGGCATGGCGACTGTGAAGCAGCAGCTTCGCAAGAATGAGCTTGACCTCGCTGCAGCCGGTTCGCCGCAAGCCGTGCAGCGCACACATGAATATCTGAACCAAATGTTAGAGGAGATTAGAGTATGAGAGAACCAGCCAACATCGATGCCATCATCGACCTCATGGACCGTACATCCGAAGAGATGGATGCGCAAAATGTACCCGCCCCTGTGCGTGACCGCATTTTGCGCATCCGTGCCCTCTATGCCTGGTGGCTCGTCAATCCTCGCAAGACAGATCAAGAATTGGTCTTCAAGGATATGCAAGACTATCGTGTGCAGCGCATGATGGCATACAACGATCTGCACCTCATCAAGCTCATACTGGGCAACCTTCAGCGTGTGTCCAAGGATTTTGCCCGCTTCCGTTTTGACCAGATGATACAGCGCACCTACGATAAGGCTGAGTCAATAGGTGATGCCCGTGCCATGGCTGCTGCAGCTGCTGCCTACGGTAAATATCATCTCCTGGATAAGGAAGATCCTGTGGATAATGGCTACGACCAGATTCAGCCTCAGGTCTTCATACCTACTACCGATCCTCGTCATTTGGGTCTCAAGCGCATTCCTAACGTGATGACCACCATCAAGAAGCTCATCAAGAAATACACCGACAACTCCATGGATCTTGTCAAGATCGAAGCTGAAGACTATGATGAGCAGCTCTTGGAATATACACCAACAGAAGAAATCAAGGAGGATGCTCAATGATTGATCAATATCTAAATCCAGCACAGATGGAGGTTAACTTCATCAACGCTCGAGACAACGTGGTTGTGGGCGGTCGAGGCATAGGCAAGAGCGTACTCCACTCTATGTTCAACCTGCGCAACATGCAGCGCATGCCTGGCAGCAATGGTGGCTTTGTCTCTGCCAACGCCAAGCGATGTCTCACCAACACCATACCGTCCATGCTTCAGCACTGGGAGCGATGGGGCTTCCATCGGGGCAAGCATTATCTCATCGGGGTCAAGCCACCTAAGAAATTGGGATGGCCTGACCCGGTCATTCCTCCTTCCAACTGGGAGAACACCATCTCTTTTTATAATGGCAGTATAGGTACCATTATCTCACAAGACCGCAAGGGCACGTCTAACTCCCTCTCGCTTGACTACCTCGACATCGACGAGGCGAAGTTCATCGACTTTGAGCAGCTGAAGGATGAGACCTTCCCTGCCAACCGTGGAAATGTCAACCTATTTGGTCAGCATTACTACCACCATGGCATGCTTATCACCTCCGATATGCCAGTCACCAAGAAAGGTTCCTGGTTCCTCAATTACAAGAAAGATTGTGATCCTCACCTCGTGGATGCCATCTCCTCACTCGTGGTCGAAGAGTTTGATATCCGCAACCGCATCAAGACATCGGGGCACATCAGTCTATATGCCAAGCGTCGCCTGAAGGAGATAGGCTTGCTGCTGGCACAGTTGCGTTCCAAGACTCTCTTCTACAAGGAGTATTCCTCTGTCTATAATGTAGAGGTGCTCGGCATGGAGTTCATCAAGCAGATGAAGCGAGACTTGCCTGCGCTCACCTTCCAGACCTCCATCATGTGCAAGCGGCCATCCATCTCGCTCGATGGTTTCTACTCCAACCTGCGTGATGTTAACTTATACACAGCTCCTAACCTTGACTTCCTCGATGGCCTGGAGTATGATATCGATAAGCTACAGCATGTGGATGCACGCATGGATGCAGACGTTGATCCTGACCGTCCGCTATGCATAGCGTTCGATGCCAATGCGCTCATCAACTGGATGTGCGTGGGACAAGACAACCTGCGTGGCGAGGCTCGTTGTCTGAAGAGTTTCTTCGTGAAGTATGAGAATAAGCTACCTGCCCTACTCGATAAGTTCATGGAGTATTACCAGTACCACCGATGCAAGGAGGTTAACTTCTACTACGACTCTACCTTCGTGGGCAACAACTACGCCCTGATGAATGATGACTTCCATACCTTCATTGCCAACTATCTCACAGACCATGGCTGGTATGTCAACGAGGTCTATCTGGGCAACCCGATGGGACACCTGGAGAAGATGCTGCTCATCAACCGTATGTTTGTGGGCAAAGCCGATCACCGTGCCATGATCAACAGCGAGAACAATGAAGATCTGCTCATATCCATCCGCCTTGCTGGTGTGTATAATGGCAAGAAGGATAAGCGAGGAGAGAAGCTGGCAGAGACCGAGGAGGACAAACTAGAGGCTCGCACCGATGGCTCCGATGCCTTCGACACACTCATGATTGGCATAGAGAAGTTCCCGCAGTCCGATGGCTACATCTCTACTGGCTCCATGCTCTGATATTTTTTTCATACGACTATAGGTGGTTGGCATTCTCGCTTGACCGCCGTTTAGGGGAGTTCGCAGCGATGCGGACTCCCCTTTTTTATGTTTAGCACTCTTACAAACTTCTTAATACTTGTTTACATATTCCGTCTTTTCCAAGGGTCGGGAGGCGCGCTCGGGCGCAGGGCGGTGGGGGGTCGTTTCCGACGCAAAGGGGAACTTTTTCCCCTTTGAAACCCCAAAACCACGATAAAACCGAGGTTTTCCAATCCACGGGTGTGGAAAACCTGTCGTAAAACGACACATTTTGCATCCTCCAAACCGAGGTCGAGAGGTGCAAAATGTCGTGATTTCATCGCTCTAAGGTCTGTTTTCCGCTCCAAAGACTGCAAAACACGGTTTTCTTGATACGCAAATTTTCTTTTTACCCATTTCTATACAGATGTTAAAATTTGCGCTGTTCAAACGTCACAGGGGCTTAACACCGAGGTAAGGCAAAGCCTTTTCTTTGTCCGCTTTATCCGCTCCGAGAGCAGCCCTTTATAGGTAGTCCATCAGACTTTATCCCTTTTTCCTCAGCAAATTTACGGCGGACGGTACCTACCAAGTACTGGTTCCCGATTTCTGCGAAAACTTCCTGGCAGCCTTCCACAATCACAGATTGGGTATTCCTGTAACTTTTAGCCGAAATTCCTTGGTCTTCATACCTCTTCTCCGCTCGTCTCATTGCACCGTAAAAAGTGACAAAAAAGCCTGACGGGCAGAATAAAAAAAAACTCTCAGACGGGCAGACAAAGACGAGTTCAAGTAAAAAGCTCCTTTAGCCCTCTGGGTAGAATAAAAATTTTAAAGCGTATGAAGACTTTCAACTATTACGAGTACAACTCCAAGCGTTTCGACCGCTCAGCCAAGGCAGAGCAAGTAAGAAACTTCATCTTTGCATTCAAGGATGGCAAGAAGTGGGCGACAGACTATGCAGCCGACATGGTGGCGAAGTCATTCTCTCAGACCTATGGCGACAAAGCTGGCGACTTCGTGCTTGTTTGCGCTCCAGCCGCCAACTCCAAGAAATACACCAAGCGTTTCTCTCGTTTCGCCTCCAAGGTGAGCCAAGGGGCTAAGGTACAGAACGGCAACGACCATCTTTTCATCTATGGCGAGCGCACAGCCAAGCACAACAGCGCAAACCATGTTTCTGAAAGCTTCGGCTACAGGGTGGCACTCGATAGAGATTACTTCAAGGGCAAGAAGGTCATCATCTTCGACGATGTGATAACGAGCGGAGCGACCGCCCAAGAGTTTGCAAGCCAACTCGCTGAATGTGGCGCCGAGGTCATGGGTGCCATGTTCCTCGCAAGAACCAAAAGAATGTATAACTAATAAAAAATATAATGATGATACGACAAAATTATAACGACCTTTGCATGGAGGAAAGACCTCAATACAGAGCCTACAACTACGGCATGGACACCCTCAGCAACGTGGAACTTCTATCGCTTGTGATGAACAGAGGGGCAGGAACAAAAGAGAGCCTACAGCAGGCACGACAGATTTACAACATCATGGGCGAGAGCCTACGCAATATCAAACGTGCGAGAATCGAGGAACTCGAAGTCGTGCAAGGTGTGGGCGACTGCAAGGCGATAGCCATACAAGCAGCCATCGAACTCGGCAGACGCTACCAAATGGAAAAGGTGGCTCGACAGACCGACCTCGGCAGCAGCTTGACACTTTACAACTTCTTGCTTCCTCAGATGGAGGACAACGAGAAAGAGCGTTTCTTCGTGGTGCTGATGAACCAAAACTTTAGGCTGATAAAGTGCATCAAGCTCAGCGAGGGAGGACTGACGGAAACATCGGTCGATGTCCGCTTGATAATGAAAGAAGCGGTGCTCAACAATGCCACCATCTTAGCCGTGGCGCATAACCACCCATCCAACAACGCCACACCAAGCAAGGCTGATGAGGAACTGACATTGAAGATATACAAGGCATGCCAAATCATGCGTCTTTTCTTCATGGACCATATCATCATCGCAGAGGATAGTTTCTACAGCTTCCACGACAAAGGCAAGCTATAATATATAATAAGGTATAGGGAAGGCTTTTTCTGTCTTCCCTATTTTCAAAATTTTTCGCCTAACGGCGAAAGCTATCTGGCAAGAGCCTAAAAGCGGTCGAACATTACCTATTTTAAATTTTAAAACTAATTTTATTATTAATTTTATAGTTAAATTTGAAATAAAGTTTGCAAGTATCAAGAAAAAAACGTAACTTTGCAGCGGTAGAAAAGAAATAACAACAACAAAACAACGCAAGTTATGAGAACGCTTAAAATCAGAAGGCGTAGAGTTTCAAACTCTATGACAGTTGCTCGTCACCCTTTCATCGAAGGCTTGCGTAGCTTAGGTAGCCTTGGTGGCGACAATAGTCTCTTCAACGATTACTTGAGAGGAGACAACGCATCCGACTTGAGGAGAGACTGGGAAACAATCGGCTCTGATATGAGGAAAGTTTTTAACAACAACAGAAAATCACTTTATGCAAGATAAGAAGAACGAACTTGAAGAAATTGAGAATGCCATGCCTGCCGATGTCAATGACATTCTCAAAGACTTGCCTGAGGAGAAACGCAATATCATTCTTTCCACAATGTTGGCGATAGAGGAAGAGCGCACTTTCAGCGGTCCACTTCCTCCCCCAGAATATTTTGAAGCTTACGGAAAGACATTGGAAGGTTCGCCCGACCGCATTCTTACGATGGCAGAGAAACAAGTTGACCATCGTATCGAGCTGGAAAATACCATTGTTAAGAAAAAATTCTCGCAAAGTACATTGGGACAAATCCTTGCTACCGTGCTTATCCTTGCTTTTGGTTACATTGCCTACGACCTCGCTATGCATGGTCACGACACCGCAGCCATTGCAATCGGTGTCACAACTGTTGTAGGTTTGGCGGTTGTCTTCGTCTTAAACAAGATTCCTCCTATCTTTCCAAAGGGCAATACCGAACAATAATATATAAGCCACCGTGTCTGACACTGGTTGTACTTCATATATTGAAAAGAACTCTTTGTCGCCCTCGGTGCTCCTGCATCGGGGGCTTTTTCATCACCATCACCACCATTTCAAACTTTTTCCACCAAAAACACAACTTTTTCCCAAAAATATTTGGTGGTTTCATTTTTTCTCCTTACCTTTGCCAACGCTAGAATATTCCATGCGGATAAAAATACTCCGCATCGTTCTTAGGGTGTGATGAAAGTCAAGCCCCGAGATTTTTGGCGTTAGCCAAATAACGATGGGCTTTTTTTAATGCCTTCGTTCCGCATAAAAAAAGGACTTTTAATGAGACCTTAGAACGATGCGGATAAAAATATCGGCGGTCGCCTTCCACGTGTTTTTGAGACCCTTAGACGGTGCAAAGCATGGTATGTTCTAGCAGACGGGAAGAGCGACCGCTTTTTTCGTGCCATTTTGGCAAGACGTCGCCCGACGGTTCGGGCAAAAGGCTAGAACATACCGAAAATGCAAACAGCATTGAATCTGGATGCCCAGGCAGGTCTCAGACTACCGAGCATCAACATCGAGGAGAGCATACAGGCTCTCAAGTCATCAACCATCAAGCTCGCACGCACCAAGAGCGAGACCTTCAGCTATCTTTGCGAGGAGACCGTGACATACGGCGAGGTGGCAGCCACCTTCGTAGGGTTCTTCGCCCTCATGGCAATGATTGCAGTAAGTGGATTTTTATTTGGAGGGGAGATACTATGAACACTAACAACGCAACCAATATGCACATGACAGCGGAAGTCTGGAATGCGCTCGTAGATATGATGAACGTTGACCAGCTCAACAACTTCATCGAGAACCTCGACTACATACAAGACAAACTCGTGTCCGACGAGATGGTCACCAACTGCCTCGACGACTTCGGGGGAGCGGACAAGGTGCTTCTCATGCTCAACGCCTTCAAGCGCATGAGCAACTTCTTCCAGACCATCAACATCGCCCTGGAGGCGAAGGGAGGTGCGGCATGAAGCAGAAACGAGTGATAGGCTTCGGGACTTACAACAAGCAGGAGCCACAGGAGCAAGAGGAAAGCAAGATTGATTACGTGCGCATGGCACTCGATGCCTACTTCGAGGGTGACAGCCCAAGCGAAGACCAATACGAGGAGCACGTTGACTTCTTTTCCTCCAAGGACATACAGGATGCCATCCATGAGATGGTCTCCGCCTCCATCTCCACCATCACCGAGTACATGGTGGAGCACGGCTACAAGATGAAGCAGGTCGAGGGTGGCAGGCTCGTCTGGATAGTCAGGGACACGATGTCCGAGTAACAAGCAAGGCAGTACATTTTTTTACATTGACTACTTTTCTACCAGAAAGTAGATAACATACGAGGTCGTCGTGATGACGGTCTCGTATTTTTATTTTCCCCCCTGCCTTCTTATCTTTGCATCAAAAAAAGGATAAGACATGATAAAAGCCACCAAACCCACATCGCCACTCTTCACCAGTGCCCTCGACACCTTCTCCTTCTCGATAGGGGGCGACAGTGCGACCGTCACCATCACCTGCGCAGGCGAGGAGCTGCTCAGCGAGACCTACTACCCAGTCTCTGGCAACATCACCATCTACGACCTCGGCACGCTCATCGCCGATGCCGTGCGTCCCACCGTGGTAGCCACCTTCTCCATCTCCATCATCGAGCACACAGGCGAGAGCGACACCGCCACATGGGCGAGCGGAGACATCACCGCCTACTATGCCACCGTTGACATCGACATGTCGGCGGCAACCTTCCTCGACCAATACTTCATGACGCTTCTCGACGGTGACAAGCTCACACGCCTCGGTCATCGGGAGTACCTCCATGCGACAGGCTCAGACAGCACCAAGGCGACCGTCACCGCACGATACTTCAAGGATGGCAATACCGTCAACACAGCCACCTTCACGGCAGACAGCACACCAACCCGAACGGTGAATGGCATCACCACCTTCGACGTGTCACCCGACAGATACCACGACAAGACCAAGGGCGACCTCTTCGCCTATACCGTGACCGTGGGCAAGCGCACGCAGGAGTTCCAGATAGACCACTGCGGCAGCGTGGCAGATCCAGTTCTGCTCTTTACCAACAGCTTCGGATGCCAGGAGACCTTCTATTGTCTCGGCAAAAAGAAAATCAGTCCTGAGTTTGAGCGCAAGAGTGCCGTGATCTCAGGCAAGAAAATCAACTACGCTGTTAAGGAGACCCGCAACTTCGAGGGCGACACCGGCATCCTGCCACCATCGATGACTCATTTCGCCGAAGACCTGCTGCGCTCCGACGAGATCTTTCTTTTCAGGGATTACTCACAAGACAAGCAAGTCACCATCACCGAATCCAAGGCAGAGCGCACCAACGAGACTGACGACATGCCAGAGTTCACCTTCACCTACCAGTATGCGCAGCGCATTCAAAACGTGATGTTCAAGAATATGGGCGAAGGTCGTATTTTCGATGATTCCTTCGACGACACGTTCAACTAAAGTTTCACTCTTAAAGTTTTCGCATATATGGCTGATACAAGCAAGGCAATACACATCAACGAGCTTCGCCGCTCGCTCGATATCTCACGCATCGACCGCTCGCCTGTTGACATCGACTGCTGGAAGGCATCCGACGGTTCCATCATCCACTACCGCGGATGGCTCGTCACCTCCTCCAACTGGCGCGATGGCACACACCGGCTTCGTAACCCCGTCAACAACCAGGTGCGCAAGGTGCGCGACATTTTCATCTTCAGATACAATAATCACCCAATATACTTATAGCAAATGGACGACAAAAACATAGACATTACCTTCGCCACCATGGGCGATGTGATGAGCTATCAGGCATACAACCCGACAGGCGGTTTCGTAGAGTCCTCTGGCATCTTCGACGATGACGGCATCACTGGCACAATGACCGTCAAGGCGAGTGATGGCAAAGACTACACCTATATCCCGTTCGGCGCAGGCAACCTCCTACCATACCAGCTCATCAAAAGCATCGGAGAGAGCAGCGTGATGGCACAAAACAAACTTTTCAATGTGCTCACCTGCTACGGCATGGGATTCCAATACTACGACATCAAGACCAAGCTACCAAGCGATGATAAGGATGTCAACCTCTTCAAGATGCACAATTCTCTGAGCCGCTTCTTCCTGGAGCAAATCACCGACATGAAGTATTTCTTCTTCTGTGTCTCGGCTATCATCCTCAACAAGAAGGGTGACCGCATCGTGGCAGTCCGACACAAGGAGGCTTGCTACTGCAGATTCACACAGAGCAAAAACGGTCGCTCCGAATACGTGCTTTATGCCAATTGGCGCAATGCGCTGGAGCCTGAGAATGTAGAGGCTATCCCATTGCTCGACGAACTCGATCCGCTTGGTGATCTGCAGGAGCGCATGGGGCTGAAGGGACAGAGCGGACAGGTGAAGTCACGACAAGGCGGCAATGGTCCCCGCACCAAGGCGCGTGTGTTTGCCATCGTGACACGTTTCCCTACTGCCGGATGTCAATACTATCCAGTTCCCTACTACAGTGCTATCTTCAGAGATAAATGGTATGATATCTCCCGGCTCATCGCCATCGGCAAGATGTCGAAGCTCAGAAATCATGCCGCTATCCCCTACCTCGTGGAAATCCACAACGACTATTGGCGCGGCATCTTCAAGGAGGAGCACATCACCAATCAAGAAGATCAGAAGAAGCGCAAACTCCAGGAAAAAGAAAAAATCAAGTCCTTCATCTCTGGCATCGAGAACAGCGGCAAGCTGTGGGTGGCGGGATATTACACTACCCCAGACGGCAAGGAGGTCAACATGGTCAAGATCACTCGCATCGACACCTCCAAGGACGGAGGCGACTACAGCGACGACATCGCCGAGAGCAACAATATGCAATGCTATGCCGACAATATTCATCCTAACCTCGTGGGTGCCACTCCTGGCAAGAGTCAGACCAACAACTCAGGATCCGACAAGCGAGAGCTCTTCACGCTCAAGCAGTCGATAGAGAAAGCCTTCCATGATCTCATGGAGACTGTTCACTGGGTCGTCATCTATTTCAACCACTGGGAGGATAAGGTTTATCCAGATGTACCACTCATCATGCTCACCACCCTTGACGAGAACAAGGATGCCAAGAAAGTTTCAAACAACCCAAACTCAAAGCAAGAAGATGATCAAAATAACAGCTGACCAATTTGAGCAGCTCTTGCCATTCGTGAGAGCCGCTTCCGAGGATGTCTTCAACAAGATTGAGCCATCCTTCGAGCAGACATACAACGACCTCGTGGCAGATGTCGTCAATACCGACCATGAGAGCGAGGCGACCCAGGAGGGATCGCCCCTGCTGCGCCACGTCACAGGCTATGTGATACTCGCCACCTTCCTCGACCGTCTGCACTCACAAGACATCATCATGACAGACAACGGCTTCGGGGTGGTGAGCAACGACAACATCGCACCTGCCTCACAAGCTCGTGTCGATGCCTTGGAGCATGAGTTGACCTACAGCCGAGACATGGCAAGGCGCAACATCATCAACGAGCTTCGCCGTGCCGAAGGATGGGCGGATACAGAGCAAGCCCTTGACAACATACGGTCTTTCTTCTGGTCTCCCTTCATCCTGCGCAGATACTACTTCGCAGACCGCAAGCTCACGTTCGATGACCTCGCAACCTTCAGACCAAGCATCAGTTCCGCCGAGAATTTCCTTCGCAAGCAGCTCTCCGATGACTTGATAGACCAGATGCTGAGCGAGGAGCGCAAGGCAGCGTTCGCACCCAACCATCGACGTGCCAAGCTCAAAATGCTCGATTTCATCGCATTGTTCCTACCAAAGAACGGTGAACTCATCGACAAAAGAGATGCCCATGGCTCCTTCGAGAGTCTTCTTCGCTTCATTGAAGACCACCTCGATGACTTCGCCCTATACAGAGACTCAACCGCCTATAAGGCCAACCACATGCAAAGTTATGAAAACAAAACTGATGACACAACCTTCTTCTTTGCTGGCTGACGGCAGCCTGCAACTCCACGCGCCCCACTCTTGGAGTGAACTCACCCAAGAGCAGCTACGCTATGTCCTGACACTCCTTACCCAAGGGTGGACGGAATACCAGATGCGCACCTACCTCTTCGCACGGTTCTGTGGCATCAAGGTACTCAACGAGAAAAAAGACGGATGGCTCTGCGAGACTGAGCTGGAGGGTGGCAAGATACAGCGGTTTTTCCTACAGCTATGGCAGGTGCAAAATTTCTGCGAGACCTTCGACTATATCTTCAATGGTAAGGGTGCAGACAACAGACTTGACTTCATCGGTCCATACAAGGCTGTCGATGTCGAGTTGCATGAGGTCGCCTTTTCCAACTATATCACCGCAGACAACTTCTTCCAGCAGTTCCTGCAGTCCGACAAGACCAACAACGCCCCACTCCGTGAGATGGCACGCTGTCTTTACCTCAAGGCTGATGGCAAGGAACCTGACACGATAGATTGCTCCGAGCCTGAGCTGATGGGTGTGTTCCTGTGGTTCATGTTCGTCAAGGATAACTTCTCGAAGCATTTTCCACACCTCTTCAAGCCAGCCTCTGAAAGCGGTGAGCCTTACGACACACGTGCGGCAATGGATGCGCAAATCCGTGCGCTCACGGGTGGAGACATCACCAAGGAGAAGCAAATAGAGAAGTCTGATGTGTGGCGTGCACTCACCGAGTTGGATGCCAAGGCACGTGAGGCTGAGGAGTTAAACGATAAACTGAAAGCATCATGATTAAAACTGAAATAAACACCCCTTCTGTACAGGTGGGCTTCGATGCGTTCTCTTACTTCAGAGATCTCACTAAGCAAAACAAGCTTACCTCAGAGTTGGGCTTCATGCCTACCACCTGCAGCAGCCCACTCTCCTTCGAGGGTATGCTGCAGAATATGGCTAAGAGCAAAAACTTTGTGGTCATCGATGACACCAACGAGGGCAACGTGGCTATCAATGGTGACGGTAGTTACCGCAAGGTCTTCACTTATACCGTGTGGATTCTCATGCGCTACAAAGAGTTCGACATGAATGACCGACAGGAGAAACTCAACACGTGCCGCAAGATATTCCGGCAATTTCTGAGTAAAATCGTCATTGATAAATACGACTGGCAGTTCAAAGAATACACCTATATGCTCAGCGATCAGATAGACAGCCGTGAGATAGGTGCCTATTTTATCAACGGTCTCACAGGTGTTGAGTTCCATCTTGACGTGAGTGAGCCATTAAACCTGGAGTTCAACTATGAGGAATGGAACGAATGACATCAAGCGTCCTGTCTCACAAGCAGACATCTACGCCTACGAGAAGGGATGGGCTGAGGAGATGGTCAACATCTGGAAGGAGAAGATTATGCACTACCGCATCCGACATACGGGTGCGCTCTTCAGCAGTGTGCAAGCCACTTCCTTTGGTGGTTCCTCTCGCATGATTGCCCACAAGTTCCTGCTCTACGGTCTCTACCAAGAGGCTGGTGTGGGCAATGGCTATTACCATGGCAACCCTGGAGACCTCCATTTCCTCGACCCAGAATACCGTGCCAAGCACAATCTGGGCGAGCCTCGCCAGCGCAAGCCGTGGTTCAACAAAAAATACTATGCCTCCATCATGAAGCTCAACGACATGGAGGGCATGTTCTATGGTGAGGAATACTTGGGCTTGATGGCTGACATCTTCAAGCAAATGTTTGGCAATAAAATATAACTGAGTATGGCAGATAAATTAGATAAGCAACAACTCCAGCAAACTTTCGAGGAGATTCGTGACGAGCGCATCCCCAAGGCTAACACCGCAAGGCGCATCGGCAATGCCTTCCTGTCCCTCTTCGAGTTTGCCGCTCCCAACGACGAGAAACTGTCCTCCATATATGATGACACCGCACAAGGTCTCATCACCTTCGCCAAGGGGCTTGTGTCCAAGGCTCTCGCCAAGCTCGCCTCGCTCTTCGTCTCTGGCGACACCCAGTTGGGCGAGAACGGCACAAAGACCACCTTCGGCGATTACAAGACCGATGCCACAGGCGCATCCATATCAGTCTCCGAGGACGGAACATCGACCGCCGAGTTCGACTATCTCACCATCCGACGTGCTGCGTACTTTCGGGAGATTACCATCAAGGAGTTGAAGCACGTGGGCGGTGAAATCGCCCTGTCCGCTGCTGCGATGGTGTGTTCCAAGGTAGAGTGGCTCAACGCTCGTGGTCGTGTCATCACGGCTGGCACGCCCACCTATTACAAGTGCTACTTCGAGAGCACAGACGGCAAGCGGCACATCTACCAGGAGTTCGCCGTGGGCGACCAGGCACGTTGTCAGCAGTTCCGCTTGGAGTCTGGCAGCACAGCCTTCGCCTCCACCAAATACTATTGGCGACTGGTGACAGGCATCGGTGACAACTACATCATCCTCTCCAACCAAGACGGCAAGTATGATGGCGAGGGCATCCCCGAGGTGGGCGACAACATCGTGCAGCTGGGCTTCCAAGGGGCTAACAACCCCATCCGCACGTCCGCCATCATCCTCTCCGCCACGGCAAGCGATGCTCCTTCCACCAAGTACTACCAGGGCATCACCTCCTTCTCTTTGCAGGATTGCGAGGTCAAGGACGAGGGCTTCGAGGGCGGACAGTTCCACTCTCGCATCTACGGCACCTATTACGTGGGCGACCGTGAGCAGACCAACTTCATCGCCTATGACCCTCTCACCAAGACCGCCACCTTCAAGGGCAAGGCCATCTTCGAGCCTGGCACCACTTTGCCAGACGGTACACCCATCGAGCAACTGCAGGGACTGGGCATCAAGAGCGGAAACCTCCTGCTCAACTCAGGCTTCACAGGCGACTTCACCTCGCAGGAGTTCGACGAGAAGACCGAAATCACCGATGAAACCACCATTTTCAGCGACTCGGCCAAATACTGGGAGTGCAAAAACGCTGAGTTCATCGAGACCTCGGAGAGTGCTTCGGGTCATGCTGCCACGCTGACCGATGGTGGTTTGGCGCAGCAGCTCACCGTCTCTCTCGTCTCAGGCGAGAAATACACTCTCTCCTTCAAGGCTCGTGGCTCTTCCCTCCGCTTCACCGTGGGAGGCTACAGCGAGACCATACAGCTCACCGATGAGCTGAAGAGATTCTCTGTCATCTTCGAGTGCTCAGATGCCACAGACACACGTTTTCGCATATTCGAGACCACGGCGACCGTGATGGAGGTCACGCTCAACCAAGGCAACCTGCCCATCCAGTGGGCAGCAGCCTATGATGACAACGACCACGCCCTGGCTGACTTCGAGGCGTTCAGATACCTCACCTCTGCCATCACCGAGGCGAAGACCACTGTCAACGGTGGGCTTGTGATGACACAAGACATCCGTGTCGGCCAGTTCCGAGACGGCAAGATGACCAAGGAGACAGGGGGCATGAGTGGCTACGCAGCCACCAAGAACTCGCCCTTCATCTGGGGCGGTGGTGACATGAGGCAAGCTTTCTACACCATCGGCAAGTACATCAACGATCCAGGTTACCAAGCAACCGACGAAGAACTGAAAAATATGTGCTCCTTCGTCCTCACCCACGGTGGACGTGCCATTCTCAACGACATCATCCTACACGGCTACATCTACGCCAAGGGCGGTGTCCTTCAGTCCGTCCGCTCGCCCAACGGCAACTTCTCCATCGATGAGCAGGGCAACGCCAAGCTCAAAGGGGAGATTGAGGCAAGCAAGGGCAAGATTGGCGGCTTCGCCATCAATGAGAGCAGCATAGGTACAGCTCTTAACATCATCAAGGATGAGGATGGCACCGAGGACATTGGCTACGGCAAGGAGAATGAAATGACGCTTCTGGATGAGTTCATAGTCTTCAATGGCAAGAACCGCCAGGCGATATTGGGTCAGTGGCAGTCTTTGGGCACTCCCATTCTCATGAGATTAATAGATGAGGTGGATGACTACCTGACCAGATACGGTGCAGTCATCTCCATCAAGAACAAAAAGGGAAAGGCTGCAGCCATGGTGTTCGGGGGCGGATATACGGCAGGACTGGCTCTCAAAACCGTAACTTTCAACAGCAACTCCAACAAGATTGACCGTTCCGTTAATGTGGCTTTGCTCATGGATGAGAACACCACATACCAATTGCCAGATATGCAGCCGTATGACGATGGCCACATGATCATGGTCAAGGCCATGAATGGCAGTGGCAAGAATGGGGCTTGCAATGGGATGAACATCACCGTGGGAGCCAACATCAAGGCTGATGGCACGACCAAGACGCCTTACATCATGCACGACCAAGGACAGCATTCCCAAACCTTGGGGCTTGGTGCCAAGGGAGATGCAATGATTCTCATCTTCAGCACACAAATTTATTCTGATGATGGCGAGGGATGCTGGATTCAGTTCAAATGTCCTCGTGACTGGTAAAACTATAAAACGCATATATTATGGAAGAACTTAACAAAGTCCCGTCATCGGGCACGACATTCGGCAATGTCGTGGAGTCCATCAATGCCAACTTCGGGCTGATACTCACCGCCATCACCGAACTGGAGCAGACCAATAAGCGCAAATACCTCTTTTCAAATGAGGCAGAGCTGAAGGCTACCTATCCTAATCCTGACAAGGGCGATTATGCTTTTGTGGGCGAGTTGGCCAATGCAATCGTCTATAAGTGCAATACTGCAGGAACCTGGACCAATACAGGCGAGAAGTGGAATGTTGGCGGCACCATCGATGTGACCGCATACGTTTCGCCTTCAGACCCGGTTTCTGACCTTACGCAGCTTGTCGCTACCAAGGTGCGCATGCTGCAAAACAAGGGCGAGGTGTTCCTTCCTGCTACCTCCACCAAGGCGGTTCTCGACCCAGACACCAAAAAGGTGCTCTCTGATGAGCTGACCGAAATGCGCTCCAAGGACGAAACTTTTGAGCAGCACGTTACCTCACAGGCTGGCACCAATAAGGCACTCGCTGACAATATCAGTGCACTTGCAAAGCAGACGACTGATCATTTCACAAAACTCGAGGGTGGAGGCATTACGGAAGATATGCTGAGTGATGGTCTGAAGGAGTCCATCCAGTCGTCAGCAAGCGGCAAGGGTGGCAATACATTCAATGTGACTGACCAAATTCCTCTTGAGTCTGGCTTCTATACTCTCGAGACTGCCATAGCGGCCGTTCCTGAGAAAAACCGCTCCAAGGGTCTCTGCATCACATTTGAGATCTCACAGGGCAAGTGGCTGACCAAGCAGTTTATCGGCACAGATACTACATCGTGGGATTCCACCGCATCATGGGAGGACTTCGGGGGAGCCGGAACCGTCAAGCAGGTGACCGTCAATGGAGAGAAGAAAGCACCGGACTCTACAGGTAATATCGATATTACCATACCAACAGTCGAAGTCGATGAGACGCTTGATCAGGAGAGCACCAACCCTGTTGAAAATAAGGCGATAGCCGCCAAACTCAATGAGATAGAAGGCAACACCCTCGCCTCCACTGATGTCGAGGTGAGCGATGATGGCTCGACCGTCCATGTCTCGCTGAAAAACAAAAACAACGGTGAAATCACCAGTTTTGACGTTCCTGCAGGTTCCGGTGGCGGTGGTGGTGAGACCTCAACCACAAAAATCGTCCTCTCGGCTGTTGTCAATAACAGCATTGTCAAGCGTGGTGGCAGTTCCATGCTGACCTACGAATACGACCACCAGTACAGCTCTGGTGATGAGAAAGGGCAATCGACAGGCCAGAAAGCAACCATCAAAGTGCTGATGAAGTTAGGCGCAACGACCATATATAGCGATACCATCGAGGATGTCAGCAGTGGCAGCTATCAACTCGACCTGACCAAATATCTGCAGTTAGGCACAACTGATATCTATGTCATTGCCTCCACAACAGATCCTCTGACAGGCAACAAGCAGACCAAACAGGCATACACGTCAGTCAAGGCAGTCACGCTCTCGCTGGCATCATCATTCAATATTGCCGACTGCGTGGCACTCGGTGGATATGCTAATGATGAGACGGTCAACATACCGTTTGCCGTCAGTGGATCCGGCACCAAGGTGGTGACATTATATGTCGATGGCAAGCAGCGCAATGCACAGACCGTCACCCGTAGCGGCACGACGAATAGCAGCTTCAATCTGGCGATGACTGGCTTGGAGAACGGCAGACATACCATTCAGATGGTGGCTGAGATGGAGGCAAGCCCAACGCTGACCCTGCGCTCAGACAGCATCTACTTCGATATACTGAGAGGTGCTGACGAAGCACCCTATATCGGTGCCAAGATTACATCTGCCGATGGTACCATCTTTACTGATGATCATCTCACGCCAACCATCAAGGCAGGTCAGTATGAGCAGATGTCATTTGACTTCGTAGCCTATGACCCTGCCACAACACCTGCTTCCATGTCTGTCTATCGAGACGACATCAAGACACAGACCGTCAGCGTGCCTCGCACACTACAGACATACACCAACCGCTATCTCGACCAGGGGACAATCAGTATGCGCTTCGAGAGTGGTGCAACATCTTACAATTTCTTTGTTGAGGTGGAGAAAAGCAGCGTGGATATCGTTGAGATCACAGATGGCCTGCAGCTGAAACTCACCGCCTCTGGCCGTGCAAGCAGCGAGGCAGACCCAGGCGTGTGGCAATATGGTGATATTACCACCAAGTTCAGCGGCTTCGACTGGAGCAGTAACGGTTGGACGGGCGATGCACTGAAGCTGACCAATGGCGCCAACATTGAGATTGGCATCAAGCCATTCTCATCTGATGCGACAAGCACAGGTGCTACATACGAGATGGAGCTGATGTGCAGCAACGTCACAGACCGTGACGGCATCATCCTTGACTGCATGGCTGATGGAGTCGGCTTCCAAATGACCACGCAGGAGGCTAAGATCCGCACGACTGCAGGCACAGAGGTGAGCACCAAGTTTGCGGCAGACATGAACTACAAGATAGCCTTCGTTGTCAGCGGCAAGGGTGGCAACCGACTCCTGCAGCTCTATGTCAACGGCATTCTGTCAAGTGCAGTCCGATATGCAGCGACAGATTCCATGATACAGCAGACACCTGCTGATATCCGAGTCCTCTCTGATGATGCAGACGTTGAATTGCGCAACCTCCGCATCTATAACCGAGCACTCAACGACGATGAGGAGTTGGCAAACTACATGGTTGACCGCAAGACAAGCGATGAGATGGTTGTCCTCTTCCAGAAGAATGCAGTCATGAATGACGAAGGCACAGATGTAGATATCGAGAAACTTAGAGCACAGGGCAAGGGTGTGATGCGCATAGTTGGTGATATCGACCTGCTCAACCAGACAAACAACAAGAAGTTCGAGATTCCTGTTGATATCTACTTCTACTCGCCATACGGCAAGCAGTATGACTTCGTCATCAAACAGTGCGGTCTCCGCATTCAGGGTACATCCTCCACGACATACCCTCGCAAGAACTACCGCATCTACATGAGCCGTAGCGAGAAGTATGGCACGCAACTCTTCATTAATGGTGTGCTGCAGGAGGACTTCCTTTATTCCTTCAAGCCGGGTGCAAGACCTGTTGACATCTTCTGTATCAAGGCAGACTTCTGTGATTCCTCATCAACCCACAATACAGGTGCGGTGCGCATCGTCAATGACGTGTTCAAGCGCTGCGGATGGCTGACACCTCCACAGGCTGCCTATAAGGGTGAGTATGACGTGCGCATTGGTGTGGATGGTTTCCCTATTGACGTGTTCTATGACCAGAATGGCGATGGCACGAATGCTTATCTCGGCAAGTACAATTTCAACAACGAGAAGTCCGGATCTGCAATTGTCTATGGCTTCGAGGGCATTGAGGGATTCAATGATGAAGCAACCTTGGCAGGACAGCGCAACAAGTGCATATGCCTGGAGTTCCTCAATAACTCAGAGCCTATCTGTCTCTTCGGCACGGCAGATCTCGCACGCTTCGATGCTGCGCTGGAATTCCGCTTCAAGCCAGATAAAACTTGGGATACAGCTGATCCTGAGGATAAGGCAGCAGTGCAGAGACTGTGGCAGTGGATATACTCCTGCAAGGGCAATCCTACCAAGTTCCAGGCTGAATACCAGGGGTACTTCATCAATGAAGCACCATTTGCCTGGTACCTCATCACAGACTACTTAATGGGGGTGGATAACCGTGTAAAGAACATGATGCTCGTCACATGGGATGGTGTGCACTGGATGTTCATACCTTACGATATGGATACCCTCTTCGGCCTGCGCAATGACTCATATCTCAAATATGACTATACCATCACGCATGAGACATTCGATGAAAGCATCGGCAGCTATGCCTTCGCTGGTCACGATAGCATCTTGTGGGAGCTTGTCAGAGCATGCCCGGACAAGTTGCGAGAGGTCGCAGAGACCATCCGCAGCAATATGTCACTCGATTATGTCCTGCAGGTGTTCAACGAGCAGGAGATGGGCAACTGGTGTGAGCGCATATATAATAAGGATGGCATCTTCAAATATGTCACTCCGCTCATCGAGGGCATCAAGACCACGACGGGCACGATGACCTACGACTATCTCTATGCACTGCAGGGTAGCCGATATGCTCACCGTTGCTACACCATCCAGAACCGTTTCGCCCTGCTCGACAGTCAGTATGTCTGCGGAACCTACCGCAAGGACAGTTTCGGCTGCTACTTCGGCTACAAGTTCGGATCAGACAACCGAAAGATCAAGATAACCGCATCAGAGAGGTATTATTTCGGTTATGGCTATACCTCCGGCACTCCTCATCAGAGTGCAGTGCTCGCAGCCGACAAGGGCTCACAGGTGCAGCTGGTCCTCGACACAGACCTCATCGTCAATGACCCTCAGTATATCTATGGTGCATCACGCATCATGGGCCTTGACCTGACAGATGTCAGTCACGCTATCCTGCAGACACTCAACCTGAGCAACCTCACGGCACTCACCACACTCGATATCAGTTGCGCTGGCACACAGACAACGCTCAATAACCTGATAGTGGATGGCTGCAAAAACCTGCGATCTCTCAATATGGGCGGTCTGAAGAGCACGCAGCTCACTGGCATGGATCTCACCCACAACACCAAGTTGGAGACCTTCGAGGCATCAGACACGGCACTCACAGGTGTCACCTTTGCCAAGGGTTCACCGCTTGTCAAGGCGGTTCTGCCTGCAACATTGCAGACACTCGATCTGCAATATCTGCCGAAGCTGCAGGCTGATAATCTGACACTGGAGGGCACGGACAGCATCACACGTCTCGTCATTGACAGTTGCCCTGGCATAGAGTGGACGGCACTCAGAGCCAAATGCCCTAACGTCAAATACCTCCGTGTGACAGGCATCAACGAGGAGGGTGACGGATCACTCCTGCGTCAATACATGGAGATGGGAGGTGTTGACGAGACAGGCGGCAATGTGGATACCTGCCGTCTGGTCGGATCATACCAGCTCACACAATATATTGATGATGTGGAGTTCCAGACATACCAGCAGCATTATCCGGAACTCAACATCATGCAGCCACCATACACCATGGTGGAGTTCGATGATAGTGTTGCAGACGATGCAAACGTCAGCAACCTCGACAACGAAACTGGATACAAATATGGCAATGCATATCAGCCATCAGGTCATATCAAGGCATATTTGAGTCAACGTCACAGAGTGTTGGCCAAGATTACCAAAATGCCTACGCAGACTAATGTAAAGATGGGCGGAATAGATACCGTCATGAACAAAACGGATGGTGAGGCAACTTACTATCCACTGCATGACGATAATTCCAACTACTATGCTGATGCCAAGCAGGTCAGAGACTGCACTGCAGCCAAGTTGGACGGCACAGAGGGAGATATCATGATGCTCGAACCGCACAAATGGTTCAAGGGCATCAATGATTACCTCAACAAAAAGCATTATTCTTGCCTGAGCGTCAACAAGGGTGTCCCTTCCGTCTCTGTTGATACCATCCAGATGAGCATTGATGAGATTAAACAGACCAAGGGCGGATGGCGTGAAGGCTATAAGCTGACTGCAAACAAGCAGACACTCAGTGAGTCATACGTGTCAGACAGCAGTTATGCAGTTATCAAGATTGATATTGGCGGATATAGCAGAGTCAGATTCCCGACTGTGACGGGCACCAACATGGCCTGCTCACTCTTCCTCGCAGAGGATGGCAGCATCATCAGCAATGTGATTGTGCCTACCATCAACCAAACATTTGAACCTGGGCAGTATATCATCAAGGATATACCTGATGGAGCAAAGACCCTATATGCAACAGTGTATAAGAATACACCGGGCGACAAGGTCGTGCTGAGCAATTCAGACAAGATTGAGGATATGGAGCCAGACTGGGTTGAAGTGGATGAATATCTCTGCGCTGTTGTCGGCAGCACGGTTGTCGGTGACAAACTCCGAGCTTGCGTCTCTGGCGGTTCGACTACCGCTAATATGGCGTGGTCAGACTTTCATTATTACTCTGTCCTTCGAGGCATGCAGCAGATTGACTTCTCCATGCATAGCGACATCGCCAACCTTTTCTACATGAAGTATGGCCGTCGCAACTCACAGGAACAGTGCGGTGCAGGCTCGCATACCAATATGCGCACGACTGGTGGGACCATGTCGCACGGCATGACTGATACCATCGGTTTTGATGCAGCCAAGGCAATCAATGCATCAATCACGAATAGCATCGTAGATAATGGTGTGCATCAGTTTGCCTGGTACCAGGAGGGTGATGAAGAGAGTGGAGCTACCATCGTCAAGCAGGTCAACAGCATCTGTTGCTGCGGATACGAGGATATCTACGGACATAAATATGATATGATGGATAACTGCGACATGCCTAATGACAGTGCTCATTCAAACATGGTTCGCATATTCATGCCAGATGGCAAAGTCCGCTACATTAAATCATCATCAAATAACGGTATCTGGATTGCAAATGTCTATCATGGCCAATATGGTGATGTCATTTGTGTTGGTGCAAAATCAGGGTCAGCAAGCACATATTATGGCGATACATATTGGGTTAGTATTTCTGCCTTCCGTGTGCTCGCTCGGGGTTGCAGCGGTGCGTTTGCGAGTGGCGGTGTCTCGTACACGAATGCGAGTTACGACGCCTCGAACTCGTATGCGTACTACGGGTCGCGTCTGGCCTTCCGCGGCAAGCTCGTCAAAGCGTCGAGCGTAGCGAGATATAAAGCGGCAAGAGAAGTTGCATAAAGCGAAAATCGGAAAAATCGACATGCAGCAGGTGATTAAAAACCGCCTGTGGCGGTCGATTTTTTTTTGTTTTTCGCATATATAAGAAAAAAATATATTACCTTTGCAGGCGAAAGGCAGAGTCTCCCAAGACCGTGTGCTCGCTCGGGGTTGCAGCAGTGCGTTTGCGAATGGCGGTGTCTCGTACACGAATGCGAGTAACGACGCCTCGAACTCGTATGCGTACTACGGGTCGCGTCTGAACTACTATTTAATCGGTTCTACTGCCTTGCCGACGTGTCGGCAAGGCAGTGACCGAGGGAGATGAGCCACGCTCACAGAGCGAAACATCAAGGAGTGGGTAGAGTTTGGTAGGTCCTTCAAGGATTCGAAGAAGTCGGACCCCATTAAGGAAGGCTATGCGCAGAGAAGGCAACATAATAGAAGAAATCGTCGAACATGGCAATATGTCCGGCTCCTTCGACCAGGTTCTTAGGGGCTCCGCCCGTAAGCAGTGCCGTGAAGGAAAAGAATTGTTGGCACATCGAGAGGAAGTTATCGCCAACCTTCAGCGTGAAATAGCCGATGGCACATTCACGGTGACCGAATACCGTGAGCGCGATATCTATGAGTATGGCAAGCATCGCAGACTGCAGATTGTCGTCATGGAGAGACGAATAGGCTGCAATGCAATTATGAATGTCGTGGATAAGCACCTGCACGCTCGATACATTCGCACAACAGGGGCAAGTATCAAGAGACGAGGCACACACGACACGATGCTGCAGGTGAGCAAAGCCCTCAAAGAAAATCCACATCTCAGATATGCCTATCAGTTCGATATAAGGCACTTCTATGATAATGTGGCTCACCAAGTCGCTAAGGATGCATTCGCTCATGTGTTCAAGGACAAGATCCTGCTGAAGATACTTGGCAGTCTCATCGATATGCTGGAGACTGGCATCAGCTTCGGCTTACGCTCATCACAGGCAACTGGCAATCTCATTCTGTCCATCCACCTCGATCACCCTCTCAAAGACGAGATTTGCGTCAAGCATTACTTCAGATATTGCGACGACGGCCTGGTTCTTGCTGAGTCCAAGGCGGAACTCTGGGTGATTAGAGATGCCATCCACGAAATGCTCGAGGCTATTGGCTTCGAGATTAAACCAAACGAGAGAGTTTTTCCGGTTTCAGAAGGTATTGACTTTGTCGGATATAAGATATATCCAGATCATGTTCTTGTTCGCAAGCGCATCAAGAAGAAATTCGCAGCTAAAATCAAGAAAATCAAATCGCGCAAACGTCGTCATGAACTCGTTGCCTCATTCTATGGCATGACGAAACATGCCGACTGCGCCAATCTTAACAATAAACTGATAGGAGAAAAAACTATGAGATCATTCAAAGACTTAAAGGTCACTTATAAACCTGCCAACGGGCAGAAGTATTTTCCTGGTGATACAATCTCTATAAGAGATCTCGTCAATCTGCAAATCATCGTGCATGATTTCCAACTCGGTGTCAAGACACGAGAAGGCGAAGATCGATGTGTCGTGTCAATAGAGATGGGGGGGCAAATGAAAAAGTTTATTACAAATTCGGAGGAAATGAAAAATGTGCTTAGCCAAATTGGGGAGATGCAAGACGGATTCCCATTTGAGACAACCATCAAGGCAATGTCTTTTGGCAACGGTAAAACCAAATATGTTTTCACCTAAATGGAAAAAATTAACGGTAGCCCTGACGTGCAGCTCTTAGAATGCACTAATCCGGTTAGAGGCTATTGGCGCATCAGATTCGATGTGCAGATTAAGGATGACGGATCTGCTGACTACTACGAACATCGGTTCTTTGCTAAACCTCAGCTCGAAGTCATTAAATCAGTCATCACAGAGTTTATCAATGAGCAGACGAATACAACCATTCTGTCCGGTCTCAAATACGAAAATCAGCTTGTCTGGCTATCTGCCGAGAACCAGGCTAATTACAAAGCTGCTTATGATCTTGCAGTGCAGACGCAGGGAGAAAGTCTACCATACAAGGTCAAACTGGGTGGCGAAGATGCTCCAGTCTATCGAGAGTTCACATCATTGCAGGACTTCAAGGCGTTCTATCTATCTGTGCAGAAGCACATCAATGACACCATCAATGACGGATGGAAACGGAAAGATGCCATTGATTGGAGCAAATATCAATAGCTCTAGCGAAAATTAATAACCATATCTTGACGGCTTAATCAGTTTGTTCTGGTTAAGCCGTATTTTTATTTCATCCATTTGCATATTATATTTGCAGTAAAAAAGATAATATGCAGCAGCAGACTAAAGAAAGAATTCAATACGGCAGCGCCATGGTAGTCTTGGCATTTGCCATTGCACTGGTCTATATCAGCTACTTCCTCTCCAAGGACGTGACTGATAACGTCCTCTGGTATTTCGGGCAGAGCCTCATGTATGTGGCATCCTTCTTTGGCGTGAACATCGCCATGGATGTCAAATTCGACAAACTCCAGAATAAATTCAAAAATCACAATAATAATGAAAAGAAAGATTAAGTACATTTTCGTTCATTGTACAGCAAGCCGACAGACATGGTCAGTCGATGCCTTGCTCAAGGAATTCACCAACAAGGGCTGGCACTATCCTGGATATCACTGGATTGTGGAAGCTAATGGTAAAGCTACGCAACTCATGACAGAGGATTTGCCATCGAATGGAGTCAAAGGATACAACCATGAGTCTATCAATGTCGCATATATGGGTGGCATCTCACGCTCAGGAAAGCCTATCGACAACCGCACAGATGAGCAGAAAGCTACACTGCGCGAGCTTCTCACTGAGTTGAAGCAGCGATATCCTGAAGCTAAGATTCTGGGACATCGAGATATTTCACCAGACCTTAACCATAACGGCAAGGTGGACGTCTGGGAGCGCATCAAGGCCTGTCCATGCTTCGATGCAATTCCTGAATACGCTGATATTAAATAATTGAAGCCATGAAGGGATTCGAGAGAAAAATGGTCATTGGCTGCATGTTCCTGATGGTGCTGCTGACGATTGTCGGCAGTTTCCTGATTTTCGACAGCAGACAGAAAAAGGCTAATGAGGAGATGAGAATGCAGCTGCACCAGCTGCAGTTGCAATATTCACCGCTGCAGCGTGATACTGTTCGTGACTCCATCAAACTCATCACTCAGCAGGTGATGGTCATGGACAGAGGCGAATACAAACTGCTGGCTGCAGACAGAGAACTTCTGAAAGATCTGCAGTTGAAAATCAGTCAGGTTGTCTCAGATCAGCGAGTGTCCATGGTCACTGCTGATTCAGTCAAGACAACCAGACATAATTCTGTTTTCGCATATAGTGATGCATGGTTGTCACTGCGTCTTGATACGGCAGACTCCATCTTGACATACAGAGCAAGAGACAGCCTTCAATGCATCGTGGCAAGACAGTTTAAACATAAGTTTCTTTGGTGGAAGTGGGGAACAAAAGGTTATAATGTCAAGGTGCTGAACTTCAACCCACATTCTACAATATTATATAATAGCTATATACAAGTCAGCAAATAATGGCAAGACAGGAAGTATATACAACCATCGTCAAACTCAACTCTGAGGAGGCGAAAAACCGACTCAAGGAGTTGGAGGACAAAGTCGCTCGTCTGAAAAAAGCTAAACAGGATGCTTTTTCGACGGGCGATTCCCGTTTAGGCGCATCACTCGCTAAAGACCTGAAGGCTGCTGAGCGAGAGATGAAGCAATTCAAAAACTCTACCATGAGCGTCAAGGAGACACTCAACAATCTCTCTGATGCCAGTCTCGGACAGCTGGAGAAAGCTGCGAGACATCTGAAGGGACAGATGAAAGCAGTCTCTGACCCATCAGATTATGCTAAGTTAGAAGAGCAGCTCTCTAAAGTCAAAGACCAGATGCTGCATCTGAAGGGGGCTACCAAACAAGCTGAAGCAGAAGCGCAGCGCATGACTCAGACGCTCAATAATCTGCAGCATGCATCCATTGATGATCTCAATTTCACAAGAGGCAAGCTTCGCTCACAGATGAACTCCATTGATCCTTCGTCAGATTCTTATGAACAGTCTGCCGCCAAGTTGAAACTCGTTGACGCAGAACTTGAGCGCATTAGACAATCTGAGCAGAAGGTGGTCACACTCATGCAGCAATATGACAGAGATATTGAAGAGGCAAATGTGGATATCAAGGAGACCAAGCGGCAGATGCAGCTCGTTGACAATACACTCGCTCATCTCAAGACATCATCTGTCCGTGATTTGGAATATTCAATGAAGGTTCTCAACAAGGAGATGAGAGGTCTGGACAGAGGGTCCGAAGCATTCAAGCAAATGCAGCAGCAGGCAAAGCAGTTGAAAACAGAATTGGAGGCAGTACGTGCTGAGGGTAAAGCGCAGCAGTCATGGATAAACAAGACTGCAGACTGGTTCAACCGTATGCAGGGTGTCATATTAGGTGCAATTGCTGCCGTTTCAGGCTTGACATTCACGATAAAAAGCTGCGTCGAGAAGTTCGCCTCCATGGATGAGGAGATGACCAATGTCCGCAAATATACAGGACAGACTGCAGATGAGGTGGAACGCATGAACGAGGACTTCAAGAAAATGGAGACACGAACTGCTCGCGAGAAACTCAACCAACTGGCAGGTGATGCAGGTCGATTGGGCATAACGGCAACTTCTCTCGTCGAAGAATTCGTTGATGGTGCTGATAAAATCAATGTCGCATTATGTGATGATCTCGGAGATGAAGCTGTCTCGCAAATAGGTAAACTGGCTCAAATGTTTGGTGAGGACAAAACAAAAGGTTTACGAGGTGCCATGTTGGCCACAGGTTCTGCAGTCAATGAGCTGGCTCAGAATTCTTCTGCCTCAGCAGGCTATCTCGTTGACTTCACCGCCCGTGTGGCTGGTGTCGGCAAGCAGGCAGGATTCACACAGGCGCAGATTATGGGTCTCGCATCAGTACTCGACCAGAACATGCAGCAGGATGAGACCGCTGCTACTGCCGTGCAGAACCTTCTCGCCAAGATGTTCCAGGACTCTGCCAAATTCGCCAAGATTGCAGGACTCAATGTCAAGGAGTTCTCAAAGACATTGAAGGAGGATGCAAATGGAGCACTCCTCCAGTTCCTGGCAGCACTGCGCTCCAAGGGTGGCTTTGCACAACTCGCACCAATGTTCGAGGAAATGAAGATGGATGGATCGAGAGCAACTGGTGTGCTTACAGTCCTCGCAGACAAACTTGATGACATCAAAGTCGCACAGGATCTTGCTACTAAATCATACGCTGAGGGCACATCTATCATCAATGAGTTCAATACTCAGAATGAGAGCGTCCAGGCGCAGCTCGACAAGGCAAAAAAGAAATTCCAGGATCTCGCGATAGAGTTGGGGCAAAAGCTCTACCCTGCGGCACGATATTGTATATCTGCAGCTAACCTCGGTGTTCGAGCACTCTCAACACTCGTTGACTTTGTTAGAGATTACTGGAAAGTTTTGGTTGTGTTGACTGCAGCTATTGTTACATACACGGCTATTTCTAAGGCTAAGCTCATAGCAGACAAAGCACAGATGCTATGGCTTAACATCATGATTCTGCGAGAGAAAGCGCATATCTTCCTCATGGGGCTCAAGACATCTGCTCTCAAGACAATGGCAATTGTTCAGATGGCGCTGACGAAGGAGATAAAACTGACCACAGCTGCGCAGATGTTGTGGAACAAGGTGTTGTTGGCTAACCCTATCACTGCTGTGATTGCTGTTGTTGCAGGTCTGACAGCCGCCATTGTAACACTCTCTAAAGAGACGAGCACAGCAGAGCAGGCGCAACTTGACTTCAATGATGCAATTTCAGATGCTAACAAGCAGGCTGCAGAAGAGGAAGCTGCAATCATGCGACTCGTGTCAGCCATTCAGTCTAACACTAATGCCGAGTCTGACCGCAAGGCAGCACTCGAAGAACTCAATGGAAAGCTGATGCGTGAGCATCTGGGCAACATTACTGAAGAGGCAGTTCGAACAGGCCAAGCTACGAGACAGATTCAGTCATACATCGACATGATGAAGAAGAAAATCGTCATAGATGGATTGCAGAAGAAACTGGCGGAGTCTATAGCAAAGCAGGCAGAGGCAGAAGATCTGTTAAGTGATGGTGATAATGACAATCGCGGCTTCTGGAAACGTTTTTGGGATCGTCTCAATCCGTTTGCAGGTGGCAAGACAAAGAAGCTGAACTTTGCTACCGATAACAGAGATCAACTGCTAAAGGACGTAGAGCGTGAAAAGCAATACCAGCAGAAACTCATCGACAAGATTAATCAACTGGAGTCACAGCATTTTGAGGTGAATGACCCAGAACCTTGGCGCAATAATGGCTTCAATGGAAAAGGCAATGATGGCACTGTTGTTAAGCAGCAGAGCACGTCAACATCACATCAGGAGTCAGAAAAGGAGAGCAAAGCTCGTGAGAAGGCTGAGAAAAAAGCGGCTGCAGATGCTCGCAAGCGTGAGGCTGAAGCCAAGCGCAAGCAGAAGCAGGCAGCCGATAGCATCAAGGCTGAGACCAACGAACTGATGGCAGACAACGCCAAAGCCTATGCAGAAGGCAAGAAAACCTATCAGCAGTTCATCGATGACAGACAGAGCATCCAAATTAAGGGTTTTGCCAAGCTGAAACAGTTGTATGGTGCTGAGAGTAATGAGTACAAGCAGTTACTTGACAATCAAGTTAATGTTGTCAAGCAACATGATGAAGCTGTTATCAAGATGAATGAGCAGACCATTGAGCGCGAGCGTCAACAGAAGGAAGCAAGCATCAAAGCTCAATATAATGATGCCAAATCTGTGATATATCAAAATGATATCGCCCTCGATGAAGCACTCTATCAGAATGAAGTCGAGGCTATGCAGAAACGCCTGTCCCTTTACAATGAGGGCAGCGAGGAGTGGCTTGACCTCAAAGCAGAGATGGAGCAGGCATCTCTTGACCATCAGCTTCAGATGCAGGAGTCATACATGAACCAGCTGAAGGAGTTGCGTCAGCAGTTCGGCAAGCAGGATGTTCAGGCACAGGAAACCATGTACCTCAATGGCCTTGATAATCTCTACAAAAAAGGACTGATCAAGGAGGAGGAATATCAGCAGATGAAGTTGGAGATAACCAAGCAGTTCGCAGCCCAGAGAGCGCAGATTGAGGCTGAGGATCATGGAGCAGGCTCAACGCAATCAAAGATTGACTTCAAAACAAATGAGATGGTCAATAGCGCCAAGGCTGCAGCCGGGGATGCGCAGTCTACTAATGGCAGTTTCGGTGGATATTTCGTCTCACAGGTGCAGAACTACCAAAACACCATGGAGAAACTGAAAGAGCTTTATGGTTCAGATGAGCAGAACCATGCAGCCTACATGCAGGCTAAGGCGCAGGTGACTTCAAACTTCCTCGATGGGATGGTGCAGAGCACACAGGTTGCATACGATGGCATCAACAATATCATGTCAGCAGCATCAGCTTATTCGCAAGCGTGTTCTGATCTGGAGCAGGCTAAAATCTCCAAAAACTACGAAAAGCAGATTGCTGCAGCAGGCAACAATTCCAAAAAGAAGAAAAAACTGGAGGAAAAACGTGATAAGGAATTGGCTGCTGCCAAAACCAAAGCCAGCAAAAAAGCCATGAAGATTGAGATTGCTCAGGCTATCGCTTCTACTGCAATGGCTGCCATCAATGCATATTCTTCCGCTGCCAAGATACCAACAATAGGTTGGACCTTAGCACCGATCGCAGCAGGCATGGCCACTGCAGCTGGTATGCTGCAGATTGCTACAATTAAAAAGCAGCACCAGGCAGAGCAAGCTGGATATTATTCTGGCGGTTATACAGGAGGTAGGCGATATCGCAGAGAGGCAGGTGTTGTCCACGAAGGTGAGTTCGTTGCCAACCATCAGGCTGTCAATAACTCATCGATACGCCCGGCATTCGATCTCATCGATCGAGCGCAGCGTGCAAACACGGTCGGCTCACTGACCGCTGATGATATCAGCAGAGCTCTCGGTTCTGGTGGCGGAGCTGCAGTCGTCACTCCTATCGTCAACGTCAGCAATGACAACAGTGAGGTCCGTGAGTCCCTCGACGGGGTTAATACAGCCATCACACGTCTCAACCAGGCACTTGATGATGGCATCGAGTTGGAAGTCCCTATTGCCGGGCGCAACGGCATACATCGCAGACTTAAAGATTATGAGAGAATTCTAAATAACAAGTAGTATGATTACATGCATTATCAATGGGCATAAAGCCTATCCCATATCTACATCATCCATCAAGGTGACATACGCCAACCAGTATGTCACCGATGATGGTGAGTACACCTATGATATCACCTTCCCCATGAATATCCTGGAGAACCGAGTCATCTTCAAAAACGTCTCACGTCTTGAAGTCAAGAAGAATATCGCTAAATATGATGACTGTAAGCTATATTGCAATGGCAAAATCATCATGAGCGGTGTCGGAACTGTACTCTCTATTAATCAGAAAGAAGTCAAAATGCAGATTGTTGGCGGAAAATCCCGCATCAAATTCAATGAACGCATGACCAAGCACTACATTGACGAGATTGACATGGGTGAGTCAACACCACCAGGAGCAGTTGTTGATAAGTCTGCAGGATTCCACGATGTCTTATATAAACTCAGGAGTGTATATAGGCTGGATACCGACCAGACAAAATTTCTCGGGGAAAGTGGAAAGTGGTGCTATGTCCCGTGCAGAGACGAGACATATAATCTCATAGCCAACTTTGTTGGAGTTGACCGGACAGGAAATCTCATCGGCTCCAAAGACCCTTACATAACTAATATTGCAGTGCAGCCAAATCTCATGTATGTGCTCAAAAAAGTAGTAGAGCATGAGGGATATCGCCTGTTGCGTAATGATTTCGACGTGAGCCCATGGAACCAGCTCTACATTGCATCAGCTTACAAAACGCAAGAGCTTCGCAAGGCTCTGCCTCACTGGTCAGCATACACCTTCATCGAAGAGTTTCGCAAACTCTTCAACGCTACAGTTTATTTCGATGATATGGCCAAGACATGTAAGATTATCAAGGCATCTGAGTTGACAACTGTAGGGGACGTTAATGTGGAGCCGCTTGAAGAGTACACTGGTGATTATGACTCAGATGGTTCTTTCACCACTTCGTCAACCGCCAATTTGCAATACAACTTAGGGGAGGCGGCCAACAGAGACGAATACGAGAGTATATCTCAGAAAGTTTTCGATAATTTCCCCGTTTTTAATAGTTTTGACGGATTCGGCCCATATAACCAGTTCGAGGTTGACACAAACGGATGGGATGAGAAAAAGAAGCGCACTACCATCATAAGATGGCAGGGCAGCTACTATATCTATGTCGAGGATACTGATGGCAATAAAACATGGCAATTGGCTGGCGTCTGGTCTCCACTTGTGCGTGATCCGGCATCTGACGATTACACAGACCTGAATATATCGCCAGCTGCGCAGGTTGTGGAGGACGTTGAGTTCAAGTCATCCATTTTTGAAAATAAACATCAGGAGAAGAGATACATGCTCTCAATACCAAACGACAAGGAGAGTGACGCCAAAGATAATGATAAAGATGACGATGGATTTAGCTACGTGTCAGTGCAGGATGCGTTGGACGATGACTCGTCATTAGATGATAGCGAGGATGATCAGGAGTGCATGAATATCTTTTTCTATTTGCCGGGGAGAGTGCAGAAATATGAAAATGCAGATAGTTTCTCTGTCTCATGGGTGGGGGAGAAATCAAGATGGCCACATTTCATCACGGATTGCCGCATCAATGTTAAATATCGAAGAATAGGCCATGGCTCTATAGATCTGTCTAACCCTTACAGAGATATTGAGAGAAGCTCACTATCGCTCAATCAGTATTTTACTGCAGGAAATAGTATCGGCTTATTCCATAAAACAGGATATAAAATTGATAATAAAAATAGTATTGAGATTAAATTTAAGTCAGATAAGATACCAGATCCATCAGACATATACATCATAAGAGGCAAACGTTTCGTTTGCGAAAAAGTGGAGGTGGAGATTAAAAATGATGGCATAGAGCCTATCATGACGGGCACTTTCTATATGTTGACATGACACCTTATATATATAAGAGGCGACAGAACTGCTCTGCCGCCTCTTATTATTATAGAATGCCTCGATAATTCAAAATGAGTTCATTTGCTTCTTTGATATCCTTCGGAGTATAGATATCCGTGATGAGAATGGATGAGTGACGTGCTTGGTCTCTGACAGACAAGACGTCTGTGTTAGCTCTCAGCATATTCGTGATACCAGTATCCTTTAGACTGTAGAACTTATAGCGCATCGAGAAGCCGAGATCCTTGCGAAGGTTTCTGTGCCAGTAGTCACGGAAAAACTTCTCACTCTTGTGCTCCACTCCAGGAGTGAAATCAGAGGAAAATAAATAATATTGGCTTGGATATGAAAATATATTTAAGTCAATCATCAACTTGATGACATGAGATGGAAGGGTGATGGTCGCATCATTTCCATTTTTCGTATGCTCCCCATGGAGGATGAGCGTTTTCTTCTTCAGTTGAAAATCACCAATTTTCAGAAAAGACAATTCATGTGGGCGCACAAACAGATAGTGCAATATCTCGCAGGCAAGCAGAAAATGCTTGTTTTTCTTCATTAGATAGTCGCGGATCTGCTCCATCACTTCATCAGGTATTACGTCACGCTCTTTCTTGCGTCTATTCTTGATACGCTCGAAACTTTGAGTTGGATTCAGACCGATATAGCCTCGCTCCAGGAGATACTTGGAGAATGTCTTGAGCCATGTGAGATAATTGTTTCTGGTTATAACAGTATTGTTCCGCTCTACAAAAATATAATCCAGGAACTTGCTCACATTGTGGTGGTCCCATTGATAACTGTATGTGATGTTCATTCGTTTATCATGTATCCAGTTCTCGAGAACATTGACCTTGCTGGTGTAGTCCTTCAGACTCTCCTCACGCAGGTTATGTTCATTAAAGAGCTTCTGCAGATACTCTCTGTATCTGAGCAATACATCTGCAAATTTCGTATACTCGAGAGGCTGGCTTGCCTCTATCCATGGGTTCCAGCCATCCATGAGTTTCTCTGTGAGACGCTTCATCAACGCATCAGCATATTCACGCTGCTGACGCTTACCCTTGATTCTGTCAAGCATGATACGTTTTCTTCTGAGACGGCCAAAGGACGGGTCAAAAGCGGAAAAGGAGACATAACACTCAGATCTCTGATGGAAAACAGGAGGTTTCCATCCAATGACGCTGCTCAGAACAGCCTCGTTTGATTGTAAGGAATAATTTTTTTTAACCATATCTTTAATTTTCTTGCAGACATGGTGTATTTGAAATAATGATGCCGACTTTTTACCGGATTTTAAATGCTCTAACTATCAAGTTTTGAGCACTTTTCACCTTATATATATAATATAGCCGTTTTCAACCGTTCCGAGTTTTTACCGACTAAAATACCCCAAAAATGGGTTAAAAACCTGATAATCAGAAAGTAAAACTATATTTGGTCGGGATTACTGGACTCGAACCAGCGACCTCATCGTCCCGAACGACGTGCGCTACCAACTGCGCTAAATCCCGCTTTTATTGAATGCAAAAGTACATAAAATCTGATATATCTCAAAATAAAAAGGTAAATTTTAAACTTTTTTGAAAGAAAAGTGCGGAAAAATTTGGTGGAATCAAATAAAAGTACTACCTTTGCACCCGCAAATGAGAATTCTTGTTTGTTCATATTAGTTGGTGCCATAGCTCAGTTGGTAGAGCAAAGGACTGAAAATCCTTGTGTCCCCGGTTCGATTCCTGGTGGTACCACTTCTTATTAGAAGCCGAATCTTCGTAACAAGATTCGGCTTTTTTAATTTTCCTAATGTTTTATATATTTCGTTTTAATGGCACATTGACACTTATGAAAACGTTTGCGTGTAAAAAGTGAAACGAAAACGTTTGCTGTATCAGAATTTTGGCTACCTTTGCAGCGTAAAAGTAAATCATAAAAACCAAAATAATATATCTACTAAACATTTTAGTTTAAAATGAAAAAAACTTATTTACTGCTTTTAGCGGGTATGTTTGCTTCCGTTGTTTTTGCGAACAACAAGCAAACCGTTAAAATTGATGGTGTTGTCTCAGACAAAACCGTCACCGAGATCACCTTCGATGGTGATAACGTAACACTCAATTATGCGGACAATTCTTCTGAAACGAAGGATATGTCGCTTGTGTCTCTTTCTTTTTCTTATGATTCTACTACAGGAATCAACAAGATAGAAGAGGTCAAGAAGTCATTGCAGGGTAAGGTTTTTAACCTCAATGGCCAACTCGTAGGTAATTCTCTTGAGGGATTGTCTAAGGGTATCTACATCGTGAATGGTAAGAAAGTAATTATCAAGTAAAAAAGGAGGAACGTAAAATGAAGAAAATGGTATTTACTTTGGCACTCCTCTTGATGAGCTTGAGTGCTGTCATGGCACAGACATGGACATTTGGTGCAATGAGCGAGGCTGACAAGGCTTTATGTGCAGCTGATGCTAATTGGGTATTGGGAGCCGACCGTTATTGTTATACTTTAGCTTTGGAAAATGCAGCTCTTGTAGCAAATGGTTCAGAGTTGGATTATACTAAGGGTCTCAAGTTTACAGCTGGTGCTCCTGCTACAAATGATGAAGGAAAGGCAAAGGTTCGCTTGAACTATGGTTCTTCTCGCTTGGAATTGAACGGAAATGGTGTTTCTTTGATTATTCCAAGTCTGAAGGCTGGTCAGAAAGTTACAGTTAGCTGCAAGACTGGTAGTACTTCTACTGCTCGTTGTTTAGATGCTGCTAACTTGACTTCGGTTTCTGGTTCTTTTGGTACTCCTACAAAAGATCAGGTTACCAACGTAGGAACTGTAACTGCTGATGGTGATGTCGTGTTGAAAACCAATGGTGGTGGTATGAACATTTATAGCATCAAGGTTGAGACTGTAGGTGGCGGATCTACCGTTACTCCTGGTTCTACCGACAAAATTACCAATGCCGTTGCTCGTAACAGCAAGGTCAATCAGATGTATGTTACCACCAATGCTGGTGATGTGAAGTATTATAATACTGCCGACTTGACAAGTGTGAAGTTCGAAGGTGATAAGGCAATCATCGCTCCTAAGTCTGGTGCAGAGAATGATGAGTACAATGCTTCAGTTCAAGCCATCAGATTTGCTAAGAAGGCCGATCAGGGCGAAAGTGGTGATATTGACAATCCTGCAGGTGTGATTCAGATTACTGAGGCAAAGGGCTGGCAGGAGTCTGCCTACCTGAAGTGGGCTCCATTCGAGGGTGCTTCTTCTTATAATGTATATGTAGATGACAAGAAGATTGATGCTCAGCTGATTCGTCAGTATAAATCTTACTATCGTGCTGATGTTCTCGGTTTGAAGGAAGGCACTTATTCTGTAAAGGTTGTTCCTGTAAATGCTGACGGTAAAGAGATTGCTGGTGCCAATACTGCTTCTAACTTGGTAGTAAAGAGCTACAACCGTGAGGGCTTTGCTCATTTCAAGTATGCCGGTGTAGGTGCTTATAATAATGATGGTACTTTGAAGGCTGGTGCTAAGGTTCTGTATATTACAGCCAAGACTGCTAAGACCGTTTCTACAACAGTTAATACTGGTAAGCTTGAGACGATTACAGGTCTTCAGTCTATTATTGATGCTTATTCTAAGGGCAAGGATACTACTCCTATCGCATTCCGTATCATCGGTAAGGTAAATCTTTCTGATTTGGATCACACTTCAAGTTCTGAAGAAGGTTTGCAGATTAAGGGTAAGGGTGCTCACTCTGTAATGAACATGACTTTCGAAGGAGTCGGTGATGATGCTACTGTATATGGATTTGGTTTCTTGCTTCGTAATACCAAGAGTGTAGAGTTCCGTAACTTTGCTATCATGCGTTGCCTGGATGATGCTATGTCTCTTGATACTGATAACTCTCATGTATGGATTCACAACATGGATCTCTTCTATGGCAAGAAGGGTGGCGCTGCCGACCAGGCCAAGGGTGATGGTACTGTAGATATCAAGGGTGACTCCCAGTATATAACTGTAGCATACAACCGCTTCTGGGATAATGGTAAGGCTTCTATGTGTGGTATGAAGAGTGAAACTGGTGAAAACTGGATTACTTATCACCACAACTGGTTCGACCATTCTGACTCTCGTATGGCTCGTATTCGTACTATGAGTGTTCACATGTACAACAACTACTATCAGCACAATGATGTTTATGGTATTGGTGCGACAATGGGCTCAAGTGTGTTCATGGAGTCTAACTACTTTGATGCAACCAAGCGTCCTATCATGAGTTCTCAGCAGGGTACTGATGCCAAGGGTGATGGTACTTTCTCTGGTGAAAATGGTGGTTTTATTAAGGCATACGATAATGTATTTGCCAACAAGCCTGATAACTTCAGCTATATCCCATACTCAGAAAACAATACAAGCTTTGATGCATACGAGGTTTCTGATCCAAGTGAGCAGGTTCCTTCAAGCGTAAAGACTTTGGTAGGTGGTACTTCTTACAACAACTTTGATACCAACTCAAGCCTCATGTATGCATACGCTGCAGATAAGGCAGAAGATGTTCCTTCTATCGTAGAAGGCTTCTATGGTGCAGGTCGTTTGAATCATGGTGACATTGATTTCGTTATTCCTGATGAAACAGTCGTAACAAATGGTCACCAGCAGCCATGGCCTGCTTTGGCAAGCATTCTTGACGCTTATACTTCTGGTGTTGTTAAAGTGTTCGGTGAGAGCAATGCTTCTGGCGATGGTGGCACAGTAAATCCTACCCCAGATCCTACCCCAGATCCAACTCCAGATCCAACTCCAGGTCCAGATGCTCCAGTTATTGAGGGTACAGTAACTTGCAGCTTTACAGCAAACGGAAAAGAGGCTGTTCCTTCTAATACAGCATTTACTTTGACAGGTGAAGCCAAGAATATTAGAAAGGAAGAAACTGTTATTGAAGGTACAACTTATACAGCAAGTCTTAAGATGGAAACAAAAACTGAAGTTTCTTTCACCACATCTCAGAAGATGACTCTGTATGTATATTATGGCCTTTCTGGTACAAATACTAATGTAAAGGTAGATGGCGTAAAGCAGGCAGGAGCTCCTACAACAGTTGTGCTTGAGGCTGGCGCCCATAAGATTACAAAGGGTGATGCAACTACAATCGCTCTCATCAAACTTGTACCTGTAACAGAATAATAAACATGTTTTTCCCAATGAGGGAAGGAAATATAACGTGAAACAAACTAAGGGCTGTCTTTTCATGATGAGGACAGCCCTTTTTCCTCAAAACAACAAACAAAACTAAACTTTGCAATGAAACATATAAACCCTATTCTTTCAGTACCATTCAAGGTAACTTGCCGTAAAACCATTTTGGCTGCTGCTTTATTTTGTGGCTTCTCAATGATGGCAAATGCACAGATTCAGGATGGTCGTGACTTCTCTTTGGATGGCTTCGCTGCCTATGAAGGTACTCCTGGTACCAACTGGTATCGTGCCGGAGGAACTACCGGTGGTGCTGGTGGCAAGGTGGTAAAGGCTGATAACTTCTCTCAACTGCAGGCCTATCTCCAAGCAACTGACCCATATATTGTTATCGTAGATCATGATATTACTACAGGCATCAAGTGCTATGTGGATGATCTGAGTACTGGTCGTTTGCTTGATGACCAGAGTGGAAAATCTGGCGTGGAGTCTGTCTATGGCGAGCGCATTATGGTTGCTCCTAACAAGACTTTGATTGGTGTGGTGGACCCTGCAACAGGCTTGGCTCCTCTCTTTTCTCATATCACCTTCGTGATGCAGTCGGTTGATAACATCATTATCCGTAACTGTCGTTTCACTATGAAGGGTGTACCTGTGCTCAGAACTGGTGAAAATAAGATAGTGGCTTGGCGTAATGGTGCACAAGTAGAAGTGGGCGACCCAGACTGCATCGGAATCCAGGCTGATAAGGTAAGTGCCAAGACCAACTGGGGTGGACATATCTGGGTTGACCACTGTGAGTTCTTCAATGGTGATGCTGCCAACAAAGACCGCTATGATGGTTTGCTTGACTGCAAGAACAATGTGCAGTGGATGACTTTCAGCTATAACTATTTCCACGACCACGACAAGAGTTGCTTGTGGGGTAAGGGTGATTCAGATGTTTATGATAACTGCCGTACCATCTCTTTCCACCACAATTTCTTTGATAATATCCAAGGTTCTCGTCTTCCTCTCCAACGTGGTGGTCATGTACATTATTATAATAACTATATGCGTGGTTGTGAGGATGGTTGGGATATTCGTACGGGAGCTGTGGCATACGAAGAGGGATGCTATTTCGAGAATACAAAGTCACCTATCCGTTCAGACAGAGGCGGTAGCTTGAATATCTCTAAAGCTGAAGGTTATGACTGCATCTATAAGGGTTGTAACAACTTGATGGAGGGTTACACCAATATTGATGGCGCTAAGATAAGTAAAAGTTTTGGTGTGACCAAAACCGATTGGGTTCCTACTCAGACCGTAGCCTCTTACACCCAGCATTATCTCGACAAGACAGTAGATGTTCCTGCCATCTGTGAGAAGTATTCTGGGGCTGGTAAGGTAGAAATATGGAAGGCTTATACCAATGAGATTCCAACAACAGATGTAGCAGAGTTCGATCATGCCATCAAGAACTACAACACTGCCAAGACTTATGATGCAGAAGGAAAGGAGATGTCTGGTGCTACTACTGGCATTTCTCTTGCAGAAAAGGCATCAGAAACAGGAGAAGCTCGTATAGAGTATTATGATTTGGCTGGATCTCGCCTTACAGTTCCTCAGAAGGGAATCAATATCGTAAAGAAAATTAAATCAGATGGTGTTGCAAGCGTGAAGAAAGTTATTCTCTAACAAGAAAGTTTTTTCTGACAAGCGAAAGAGAAATATGTACAGAATCTGATAAAATATTCTTGCCAGTTTTATTATAAAACGGACAAAAGCTCGATAAATACAGGCTTTTGGCTCGGAGGATTTTGCAAAGGTCAAGGAATATACTGTTACGAATCTTTCCAACTGAATGGTGAGCAGAGGAATGCATGTGATAGATGAATATGGTGGATGGCTGCAAGGCTATTCCTACCTGCGAAGGTATCTTCTATTGGGAACCTGAGGTTTACAACAACTGGAAGCCTGCCAACTATAGTACTTTGGGTTGGAATGCTTATACCAAGGGAGCTTTTGATAACTCCGGTAAACCAACTGCTGTATTCGATGCATATAAATAAGAATATTAAATAAAAGATATGATCAAGAAAAGCATTACTTTCATGACTCTTGCCCTGGCGTTCTCTACCATGTGCCAGGCGCAGAGCCGAAAAATAATAAATTTGCCATCGTGGAATTTCTCCCGCGATGGCAAAGTGTGGTCTCAGGTAGCCGTGCCTCACGACTGGGCTATCTCGGGTCCTTTCGATAAGAAATGGGACCTGCAGATGGTGGCTATCGAGCAGAATGGCGAAAAGGAGAAGACCGAGAAGTCTGGTCGCTCGGGTGCGCTGCCTTGGATAGGTGAGGGTATGTATAAGATGAACTGGACGGCTCCTAAGGGCTATAAACGTGCCGTCTTGGTTTTCGATGGTGCCATGAGCCAGCCTGTAGTCACAGTAAATGGCAAGGAGGCTGGCAAGTGGGCATATGGTTACAATGCTTTCCGTATCGACATCACTCCTTTTATCCAGTTTGGCAAGAATAATCTGATAGAGGTACATCTTAATAATGTAGAGGAGAGTAGCCGATGGTATCCAGGCGGTGGCCTTTACCGTCCGGTATCTGTTGAACTGTATGGCAATGAAAACTTCTCTACCTGGGATACTTTCGTGCGTACTTTGAAAGCCAACAGGCAGGAAGCTGAAGTAGAGGTAAATGCTCTTTTGGAAGGAAAGATAGGTAAGTCTGGCAAGACAGTCATCGCCTTGCTTGATGAGAAAGGTACTAAGGTAGCTGAGCAAACCATTCAGGGTGCTACTCTAGAAATCAAGACTACCTTGAAGGTAGCGAATCCTCAGCTTTGGTCGCCGGAGTCTCCTTATCTCTATCAGGTGAAGTTGACCCGATATGAGGGAAAGAAGGTGGCTGATGTCCAGACCTTGAAGACCGGTATCCGTACCATCTCGGTATCCAAGAATAATGGTTTCCAGCTCAATGGCATTACCCGCAAGATCAAGGGCGTCTGCCTGCACCACGACCTCGGTCCGTTGGGAGCTGCAGAGAACAAGGCTGCCCTCATCCGCCAGATCAAGATGATGAAGGAGATGGGTTGCGACGCTATCCGTACAGCCCACAACATGCCTTCTACCATGCAGATGGAAATCTGTGATTCTCTCGGTATGATGGTGATGGCTGAGAGTTTCGATATGTGGATTTATCCTAAATGTAAGAATGGTTATGCCAAGTTCTTCAAGGAATGGAGCGATAAGGACATCACCAACTTGGTGAAGCATCATCGTAATCATCCAAGCATCATTATGTGGAGCATCGGCAACGAGATTCCTGAGCAGTGGAGCAAGGAGGGTATGGAGATAGCCAAGCATCTGCAGAACCTCTGCCATCAGTATGATCCATCTCGTCCTGTCACTCAGGGTATGGATAAGGCTGAAGCTGCCCTGAAATCAGGCTTTGCTCAGGTGATGGATGTTCCGGGTTTCAACTATCGCGTACATAAATATTATAAGAATATCGAGCAGTTGCCTCAGGGATTCCTTTTGGGTTCCGAGACGGCATCTACAGTCAGCTCTCGTGGCGTGTATAAGTTCCCGGTTGAAGTGCGTGCCAGCGACAACAACCCATACCCGGATGGTCAGTGCTCCAGCTACGATACTGAGTATTGTTCTTGGAGTAATCTTCCAGATGATGATTGGAAGATGCAGGATGATTACAGTTGGGTAATCGGAGAGTTCGTGTGGACGGGCTATGACTATCTGGGCGAGCCGACTCCATACGATACCTACTGGCCAAGCCGCAGCAGCTATTTTGGTATCTGCGACCTCGCTGGCCTTCCAAAGGATAGATATTACATGTATCGTTCCCGCTGGAATGAAACTCAGCATACCACCCATCTTCTTCCTCATTGGAATTGGACAGGTCGTGAGGGGCAGGTAACTCCGGTTTATTGCTATACCGATGGTGTGGAAGGCGAGCTTTTCGTGAATGGAAAGAGTCAGGGTAGGGTTCGCAAGGATAAGTCAAGTCGTTTGGACCGCTATCGTCTCCGTTGGAACAATGTGAAGTACGAACCTGGTGAGATTCGTGTGGTTACTTACAATCAGTATGGTGAAAAAGTGGGTGAGGATGTCAAGCGAACAGCTGGTGAGCCTACCCAAATGAAGTTCAGCGTGGAAACTCCAGACCATGAGCCTATCGCTTGTATGGTAGAGGGCTGCACAGACGAACACAATGTACTTCTGAATGCTGATGGCAATGACCTCGCCTTTGTCACTGTGAGCCTCTTGGATAAGGATGGCAACGAGTGTCCGCTTGCCGATGATGAACTGACTTTCGAGGTAACTGGTGCTGGAATCTTTAAGGCTGCATGTAATGGCGATGCTACTTCGCTTGAGCCTTTTACACAGCCACAGATGAAACTTTTCAGTGGTAAACTGGTAATTGTTGTACAAAGTAAGAAACAGAAGGGAGATATCACGCTCAAGGTGAAAGATACCCAGAGAAATATAGAAAAGACGATGGTCTTGAAGTGTATTTAATTCTTTTTATGCCAATATGTTTGCGAGTATGCTTAATAATGTGTATTTTTGCACTTATGAAGTTGACTCTTAAGCATATTGGCATGTTTTTTATCATGCTTTTTTTGAGTTGTGCTCTTAATGCACAGCGTTTCTGATGTGATGTACACGGTGGGCTTCTCCAACAACAGTTATTTCTCTAAGTGCTTCTCCAAGGCTTTTGGTATGACGCCGACAGAGTATATGAAGAGTTAAGTGAAGAATTAAGTGAAGAGTGAAGAACGAAGAGTGAAGAATTCAATAGTAATTAGGGTATGAAGACGATACAACCGATATTGACCATTACGGGTTCTGACAGTACGGGTGGTTCTGGTGTCCAGGCAGACATCAGGACGATCTCTGAATTGGGAGGCTATGCAGTTTCTGCCATCACCTCCATTACCGTGCAGAATACCTTGGGTATTCAGGCTTTCTTTGATATTCCAGCCGAGATTGTTTCGGGACAGATAGAGGCTATCATGAACGATATTCAACCGAGCATTGTGAAGGTGGGTATGATTCGTCGAGTGGAGACGCTTGAGGTTGTGATCGATGCCCTGACGAAATATCGCCCGGATTATATCATCTATGCCCCTGCCATCTGGTCAAGTAATGGTGATGCGCTGATGACGGAGGATGTGGTAAGTCAGATCAAGTATCGTTTGCTACCGCTCTGTTCCGTGGTGGTTGCCCGAAAGAAAGAAAATGATATTATTCTGCAAGACACCAAGTTGCTGCGCATGGCTGAGGGTCATGGAATGCAGGTGTTCCTGCTCGATAATGCCAATTCTCATGGTCTTACCAACCGCTTTTCTTCTGCCCTTGCCGTGTATCTGAACCGGGGGAACAAGATGGAGGAGGCTTTGGGGATGGCACAGGATTTTATCAATGTAGAGTTGACACGTGAGAGTAATCTGCAGGGTCGTAGTTCGGAACTCTACAATCAGTTCATCTCTCAGGTCAATAATTTCTGTCGCACTTATAGTGATGTGCATTTCTATGCGGACCAGTTGAATGTGAGCAGTCGTTATCTGGCTCAGGTTACCCGCCGTATCTCTGGCAAGACACCGAAGGCAATCATTGACGAGTATATCGTAAAGGAAATAGAACGTGAACTTTCTACCACAACCCATACTGTACAGGAAATAGCCAATACCTTCGGTTTCTCATCCCAGGCTCATCTCACCAAGTTTTTCAAGAAAATGAAAGGAGTTACTCCTTCTGCTTTCAGACAGAAGGGGTAGAAGAACTGTACTTTATACATTTGGGAATAGTACTTATACATTTAGGAATAGCCCTTTATACAAAATGACGCAAAGTTTGTAGAAATCAGAACTTTTTTCTTGTTTTTCATCGAAAAGTGTTTCCTTTGTAGCCGTAATTAAGAAAATGAATAAAATTATGGCAGAAAACAGACAAGAATTGAACCGCAACTTGGCTCAGATGCTCAAGGGTGGTGTGATCATGGACGTAACAACTCCAGAACAGGCAAGAATCGCAGAGGCAGCAGGTGCATGTGCAGTAATGGCTTTGGAGCGTATTCCAGCTGATATCCGTGCAGCAGGTGGTGTTTCTCGTATGAGCGATCCTAAGATGATCAAGGGTATTCAGGAGGCTGTTTCTATCCCTGTAATGGCTAAGTGCCGTATCGGTCACTTCGCTGAGGCTCAGATTCTTCAGGCTATCGAAATCGACTATATCGACGAGAGCGAGGTGCTCTCTCCAGCAGATAATGTTTATCACATCGACAAGACTCAGTTTGATGTACCATTCGTTTGTGGTGCCAAGAACTTGGGCGAGGCACTCCGCCGTATCGCTGAAGGTGCTACTATGATTCGTACTAAGGGTGAGCCAGGAACAGGTGATGTGGTTCAGGCTGTTACCCACATGCGTATGATGCAGAGCGAAATCCGCCGCCTGGTTTCTATGAGCGAGGATGAACTTTACGAGGCAGCCAAGCAGTTGCAGGCTCCTTACGACCTGGTGAAGTATGTTCACGAGAACGGCAAGTTGCCAGTGGTTAACTTTGCTGCAGGTGGTGTGGCTACTCCTGCCGATGCTGCCCTGATGATGCAGCTCGGTGCTGAGGGTGTATTCGTAGGCTCTGGTATCTTCAAGAGCGGTAACCCTGCTAAGCGTGCTCAGGCTATCGTGAAGGCAGTTACCAACTATAACGACCCTAAGATGCTGGCTGAGTTGAGCGAGGACCTCGGCGAGGCAATGGTAGGTATCAATGAGCAGGAGATTGCTTTGCTCATGGCTGAAAGAGGTAAATAATAATAAATGAGATAACAGATAAAGGCCCCTCCTGAACAAGAAGGGGCTTTTATATTAGATAAGTATGTTATGAGAATAGCAGTATTAGCTTTACAAGGTGCTTTTGCTGAGCATAGACAGAAGTTGGCTCAGTTGGGTGTGGATAGTTTTGAGGTGCGCCAGTTGAAGGATTGGGATCAGCCCAAGGATGGCTTGATTATTCCTGGTGGCGAGAGTACTACCCAGGCAAAACTCTTGAATGAACTCGGATTGATGGAACCTGTGAAGGAGGCCATTGCAGCAGGCTTGCCTGTTTATGGTACTTGTGCTGGTTTGATTCTTCTTGCCAAGAAGATAGAGGGCGAGCCAAGTCAGCGCATTGCTTCCATGGATATCACGGCTTTGAGAAATGCCTATGGTCGCCAGTTGGGCAGTTTTTACATCGAGGCTCCGATGAAGGGCATTGAGGGCAATATCCCTATGACTTTCATCCGTGCTCCATATATTAAAGAGGTGTGGGGTGATGCCGAGGTTCTTGCCGAGGTAGATGGCAAGATTGTAGCTGCCCGTCAGGGTAACCAGCTCGTTACCGCCTTCCATCCGGAACTGAACGACAGTTTAGAGATTCATAAGTATTTTCTGGGGATGTGCAGCAAGTAGGCTTCATCCTATGATGAAACAGGCTTCGATGACCGATGAAACAGGCTTCATGGGCACATGAAGTTATATTGCAAAGTATCTTAGGATACATTGCCAAGTATCTTAAGATACATGAGCAAGTATCCTAAGATACTTTTTTTGAATGCCCGATACTTTTTCCGATAAATATTTGCCGTTTACAAATATTCATCGTATCTTTGCATTATGAATTCTTCGTTACGTAAAACTCATAATGATGTAAATGCTTATGGTACAGGTAAATCCATTTATTATAGAAGGCTATCTTTCGCCGGAATACTTCTGTGATAGGGTAGAGGAAACAGCTCTTCTTACCCGCCATTTGACCAATCGATGCAATGTGGCATTGATTGCGCCAAGACGTCTGGGTAAGTCGGGACTGATTTATAATTGTTTTCAGCAAGAAAACATCCGGGATCAGTATCATTGCATCTATATTGATATTTATGATACGAAGAATTTGAATGAATTCGTCTATGCGCTGGGCAAGGGAATCCTGACGGCACTCAAGCCAAAGGGCAGGAAAGTGTGGGAATTTTTCCTGAATATGCTCCAGTCTCTGAAGTCAACTATCTCTTTTGATATCAATGGAAATCCAGAGTGGAGTGTGGGCATTGGTGATATACAGACACCAGATATTACCTTGGACGAGATCTTTGCTTATCTCGAACAGGCAGATAAACCTTGTCTGGTGGCGATAGATGAGTTTCAGACAGTTGCAAACTATCCAGAGAAAACCGTTGAGGCAACCTTGCGTAAGCGAATACAGAATTGTCATAACGCCAACTTCGTGTTTTCTGGTTCCAAGCGTCACATGATGGCTTTGATGTTTACGTCTCAGTCTCGTCCTTTCTATCATAGTTCGAGCATCATGGGGTTAGAGGCTATCAATGAGCAGACTTACCTGGAATTTGCCAATCATCATCTTTCCAAAAATCACAAGGAGATTAGTGCTGAGGCTTTTGCTTATTTATATCATCGTTTCGATGGCATTACATGGTACGTCCAGTATGTTCTCAATATGCTTTATACTTCCATCACCGACAAGCCGTTGTTGGAAGAAGATGATGTTAAGTTTGCGATTGATGGCATACTTGCCCAGCATCGCTTTGCCTATCAAGCGTTGATATACCAGTTGACAGCCAAGCAGAAGCAGGTGCTCACGGCTATTGCTTTGGAAGGAAAACCCTCTTCTCTGATGTCTCAAGAGTTTTTGCAGAAGTATCATCTTGGGGCAAGCACCGTGCAAGGTGCGGTCAAGACTTTGCTTGACAGAGATTTTATCACGCAAGATGATGGGGTATTTCAGTTATGCGACAAGTTTTTGGAGCAGAGTTTAAGTGGATAAAAAAGAAAGCAAATGTATGAATTTTATGGGCAGAATTTGAGGTATATATTAGGCTAAAATGGTTGAAGAAGTATATGTAGTCAACTAAATATAGGAAACGACAATATAAAAGTCAGGAAACGACATTGGCAGCTTATGCCCAAGGCTTGTTCAGTCGATGCCCGTCCGTAGGTCCGTAAGCAGTCCCCATAACAAAGGGCGGCAGTTTGCTTCGACCAAGACGTGACAGACGACGTGGTGACTGTCATCGCCAAGATGCAGCCCATGTATGCCGTGCTTCGTGATACAAGTATGAAGACAGACTCGACTGCAACCAATTTCGAACAGATATTCAAAACATATTCACCCAATACGGTGACAAAGATATTGTAAACAATATGGACGATAACAATAACGGAAATATCGTAATATACCAAAGTGAGGACGGCAAGACCCACTTGGAGGTAAAATATGAGCAGGAAAGCCTTTGGCTCTCCCAACAGCAGATATGCAATCTCTATCAGACAAGCAAATCAAACGTAAGTGAGCATATCAAGCACATTTTTGAAGATGGAGAATTGAAGGAAGATGCAGTTGTTCGGAAATTCCGAACAACTGCCGCAGATGGGAAGAATTACAATGTGACCTACTACAATCTCGACATGATTCTTTCCATCGGCTACCGTGTACGGTCGCTTGTAGCATCGCGCTTCCGCCAGTGGGCAACAGAAAGGCTGGCAGAATATCTCTACAAGGGTTTCACCATGGACGATGAACGCTTGAAGCAACTGGGAGGCGGTGGATACTGGAAAGAGTTGCTGAACCGCATCCGTGACATTCGCTCATCGGAAAAGGTGATGTATCGACAGGTGCTTGACATCTATGCCACAGCTGTAGACTATGACCCTCGCTCAGATATGTCGGTGGAGTTTTTCAAGATAGTACAGAACAAACTCCATTTTGCGGCTCATGGTCATACTGCGGCAGAAGTAATCTACCAGCGAGCCGATGCAGACAAGCCTGTCATGGGTTTGACCTCTTTCAAGGGAGACCATCCCACACTGCGTGATGCGAAGATTGCCAAGAATTATCTGGACGGCGAGGAACTGGAGATTCTCAACAACCTCGTTTCCGGTTATTTCGATTTCGCCGAGACTCAGGCCAAGAAGCATCGTCCTATGTATATGGCTGACTATATCGAGCATCTCGACCGCATCCTCTCTGCCAATGGTGACCCTCTTCTGCAAGGTGCTGGAAGTGTGAGTCACAGCCAGGCTATGGAAAAGGCGGAAACGGAGTACCGCAAATGGGAGGTCAAGACCCTTTCGCCCGTAGAGGAGGCTTACCTCGCCACCATCAAGATGTTGAACAACAAGGGTAAAGGAAAAAAATAAAGGTATGATGGAACTTCGACACTATATAGATGCATTTTCTTCCTTGCACACTGCAAAGGTGAAGGGACGCAAAGCTCCTTCATAAGGCGGTGTTGCTACTGGCAATTATCGACCTTATAGAGGAAGAAGTCATCTTGGGGCAAGCACCGTGCAAGGTGCGGTCAAGACTTTGCTTGACAGAGATTTTATCACGCAAGATGATGGGGTATTTCAGTTATGCGACAAGTTTTTGGAGCTGAGTTTAAGGGGATAATAAAGGAAGCAAATGTATGAATTTTAACGATGCGTTTTATAGAGGTCTAACGATGCGCTTTATTAGGTGTTAATGATGCGCTTTATTAGGTGCTAATGATGCGCATCGTTAAGGTGCAATGATGCGCATCGTTAGGTTAGGTCGATTTTTAACAAGTTATAGCTTATAAAAATAAGTGCAGAAAAGTGTATCGCAACTACATAAAACTGCACTAAATATAATGTAATATTCTTAGTTTGAGCGATGTTAAGTTTAGATTCCTCTCTTGCTTTTTCTACTCTTTTACCTTGAAAAAATGAAAAAAAGTCGGGAAAGAGAAAAAAGTGAAATAAAAATAAACAACTTACGATATTTTTTAGTATTTTTGCCGTGTCAATAAGTAAATGATACTAACTATGAACATCGAGGACTTATCCATCTTTGGACTTTATAGCCAAAAGGAGAACAAAGTGACCGCTTTGTTGCTGGTTTGGAAATTGGGGTGGACAATTCTGCTCTGCTCGTTCATAAGTAGTTTTGTTTCTTTCGTCATATTACCGATTATCTTATTATTCAGATACCAGTTGAGGTGCAGGGAACCTGTGGCTCCGACAAGTTTATCGTATCTATATGTATAATCAGAATTCAATATAAAACAATAACAAATCGAAAGTAGTAGTATGGGCGTAACTAAAATTTATTCAATAATGCCAGACTTTACTTTGCAAAAACTTCAAGAAGAGTTTCAGGCAGAAAAGGCCAAAGCACGTTTTGCTTTTGTGCTGGGAAACGGCATCAATAGATATTATAATGGTGCAAATGCTGTTAGTTGGGAAAATCTGATGAAGAAACTTTGGAGTAAAGCAGGACTTTGCGAGAGCTTTCCTGAAATAGAACAAGGTTTGTCGTTGGTAGAGAAATATGACATCATGTGTGTCAAGATGCCTGACAAATGGGAGGATATTCTAAAATCAAATCAGGAGTTGGTTAAAGAGACTTTCAGTCAAGAGCGTTTTTTAGATCCTTTTCAAGGACAACTCCTGAAGTTGAATGTGCCAGTGTTGACCACCAATTATGACAACTATTTAGAGAACGACTTGAAAAAAATGTGTTTCAAGAACGATGTTTTATACAAATCCAAAGGCTATTCTGAGACATATCCTTTAGGTGAGTATTACGCCACACAAAAATTCATGTCGGAAGAAGACATTTACAAGAATTTTGCCGTTTGGCACATTCATGGGACAATTAACCATACAAGGAGTTTACGATTAGGAACTGCAGACTATATGGGTTTGCTAACCTATGTGAGAGATTATCTCAAAGATGAGGCAAATATGTATAATGTGACAAAGGAACATCAAGAGTGGGGCATTAAGGATAATGCAAGAAACAAAAATGAAAAGTACCAGCCTACATGGTTGAATATATTTTATAATTGCTCGCTATGTATCAATGGATTGGGCTTGGAACCTACAGAAACCTTTCTTCGATGGCTCCTTATTTCTCGCAAAAAATATCTTGACCGAATAGGTTCTGATGCAAAGGGATGGTATATCTGCTCTTTGAAAGATTTGGACGAAGGAAAAATGTACTTTTTGCAGAATGTTGGTTTTAAAATAGTTATAATCGAAAATTTTGATGTGAGATACAGAGATTTGTTTGCTTTTTAATTTAAACTTTATCAATAATGAGCCCATCGGTTGAGTTAAGTGTACTAAAATTTAATTCCGTCAGTGGGTAAGAAACAAAATAGTAGAAAATATGATACGAAGTTTACATTTTTACAAATGGTTTGTTGCAGTCGTTGTTTTGATTTGCAGCACCAGCACAATGTCTGCTCAGACTAAGGTGACGAGCGCCAGTCAGTTGAAAGCAGGTAGTGTGATTAAGATTTATCCGAAAGAAGGTTATGGAACGAGCCACTATGGTGAAAGCAACTATGCTCTGGCATGTAGTGGTGATGGGCAGCTATTGACTTCTTATGGAAAAGCAGGCTCTGGCGACGAGTGGACTCTGGAAGATGCAGGAGATGGCTATTGTTATCTCAAGAATGATAAGGGATGCTATTGGGCGTATCAAGGGTACTCATCTTTTGATTCCTTCAATTGTACAATGAATAAAAACTCTGCAGTAAAAATCTCTCTCTCATGGGATACTAAATATAGTGGAGTGTGCTTTTGGAATGCAGAAGATGGTCGTGGGCTAAATAATTTGGACGGATATAATTACAGGTACAACTGGTGGTCTGATCCTGATGATTATTCGGGTGATGCCAATACAACTTTTGACATTGCTCTTCTAAAGGAAGGTAGCGGTAATGATTTTGTACAAGGAGAAAAGGTGAAAGTTCTAATTGATGGTTTAAAGTATAGTTTAGATATAGAACAGAAAACTGCTAAAGTTATTGCCAATCATCAGGAGTACTCTGGTTATATTGTTATACCAAGTAATGTTACTTATAATAATGTTGTATATAAAGTTAACATGTTGGGGATTAAGTGCTTTTTTGCATGCAGTAGTTTGAAAAGTATCACTTTGCCATCTAGCATAACTTCGCTAGGTGATTATTGTTTTGCATTATGCAGTAGTTTGAAAAGTATCAATTTACCCTCAAATATAATCTCGTTAGGGGATTGGTGCTTTTGGGACTGTAATAACCTGGCAAGTATTTCATTGCCCTCAGGCATAACCAAGTTAGGAGTAAGTTGTTTCGAAGGCTGTAGTAGCTTGACCAGTATCGATTTGCCCTCTAGTATAACCACGTTAGGATTTCGTTGTTTCGATGGTTGCAGTAGCTTGACAAACATCTGTTTGCCCTCTGGTATAACCACGTTAGGGAGTAGTTGTTTCGCTGATTGTAGTAAATTGACTAGTATGTTGTGTTTGGCTGTAGATCCACCTCGTAGTATATCAAATGAAAGCTTAGTTGGCGAAGCGATTAGACTTTATGTTCCCAAAGAGTCTATTGAGAAATATAAAAATAGTGCAACGTGGAGATATGCTCATAGTATTAACCCACTATATCCTGCAAGTTCAATATCGTTAGCAAAAGATATTACGGTATTAAAAACAAAGACTATAAAGATAGAATACTCAATATTACCAGATAATGCAGGAACAAAAGAGTTGGAATGGAGCTCTAGTAATACTAATATAGCTACTGTTGATGCAAATGGTTTGGTGACAGGTAAAAAATCAGGTACCGTTACAATTTCTGCCAAAACCAGAGATGGTACAGATATAGTTGCATCAACTATTGTGAAAGTATTACCTTTGCCTATAGAAACGATGGCTTTTGTAGAAACATCTGTATCTGTAGCAAAAACACAAAACAAAACAATATCGTTGACTTTTGATCCCCATGAAGATAATTATAAATATTATATGGTATGGACAAGTAGCGACGAGAGTGTGGCTACTGTTGCTCAGAACCCAAACTCTTCATATCCTTTTGAAGCCATAGTAACAGCACATAAGATAGGAAAAACAACTATTAAGGCTGAGGCTCAAGACGGTTCTGGCATTAGCGCAACATGTGAGGTGGAGGTTACTCCATTGCTTGTAAGCGACATTTCATTGCAGACGACATCAGTAGTAAGAACTATTCCTATACAGCTGAAAGCCGATGTTACTCCAGCTGAGGCTGACAACAAGAAGCTTAAGTGGACAAGCTTGACACCAGATATAGCCACGGTTACAGAGGATAGTATGTTTACTGGCTTGAAGATGGGTACAGCTAAAATAAAAGCTGAGGCTACCGATGGCTCAAACTTCTCTAAAATTTTTAATGTGGAAATAACTGGTCTGCCAGTTAGTTCGATATCTCTACCAACAACCACTATCTCTGTTGTTAAAACTAAGACTGGTAAGATTAAGGTGGTAGTTGAGCCGTTAGAATCGGATAACCAGAAGTTGACATGGACGAGCAGTCGAACAGATATTGCTACTGTTGACAATGAAGGAGTTGTTACAGGCAAGAAGGTAGGCACTACGCGCATAACTGCAGCTACAACAGACGGAACAAACCTCAAGGCTTCTGTTGATGTCAACATTGAACCATTGAAGGTGGAGACAATGGCATTTGCAGAGCCGTCGGTTTCTATCGTCAAGACAGAGGACAAGACAATAAAGCTAACTCTTAACTCGGAGGAGGTAGACAATAAGCGTATGGTATGGACAAGTAGCGACGAGAGTGTGGCTACTGTGGTCCAGAATATGAATGCTGTATATCCGCTTGAGGCTATAGTTGTAGCGCATAAGGTGGGTAAGGCTACTATAAAGGCAGAGGCACAGGATGGTTCGGGCATGAGCGCCACTTGCGAGGTGATGGTGACTCCATTGATGGTAAGTGACTTCTCGTTGCTGACCGCATCTGTTGTAAAAACAATTCCAACGCAGCTGGAAGCAAACGTATCTCCTACTGAGGCTGACAATAAGAAACTTAAGTGGACAAGTCTGACGCCTGATATTGCCACCGTTACAGAAGACGGAATGATGACGGGCTTGAAGATGGGTACTGCTAAGGTTAAGGCAGAGACTACAGACGGTTCTAATCTGTCATGTGTATTTGAGGTACAGGTAACGGGACTACCTGTAAGCACAATATCATTGCCTGCAGAATCGTCGATTATTAAGACCGAAAGCATGAAGTTGGAGTGTTCAATCCTTCCGCTTGCTTCGGACAATCAGAAACTGCAGTGGAGCAGCAACGCTACAGATATTGCTTCTGTGGACGAGAGCACGGGTGTGATAACAGCACACAAGGTGGGCGATGCCGTCATTACTGCTACTACGACCGATGGTTCTGGCATATCGGCTTCTACCACGATTCATGTAACACCACTAAAGGTTAGTCAAATCGAGATGTCTAAGGAGATATCTCTGCTTCACACGTTGAGTAAGCAAATAGAGGTAAATATTGCTCCTGAGCTTGCCGACAACAAGACTTTGAAGTGGACTAGCGATAATGAAAATATTACTACTGTTACCCAAGAAGGTGTTGTAAAGGGTATGAATGTAGGAAGTGCCAATATCACGGCAACAGCTACGGATGGTTCTGGTGTATCTGCTACTTGTAAGGTGACAGTGGATCCTGTGACCATCAACCTCTCTACCAATACCATCAATCTGCAAAAGGGCTCTGCGTATGTTGAGCAGACTGCCACCATCCTTCCTGAGAACTACGAATATAAGGATGTGGTTTGGACAACATCTGGTAATGGGGTGGCAAGCGTGGATAAAGATGGACATATTACTGCCAATAAACCTGGTGTTGATACGCTGAGATGTTCATTGAGCTATGATAGTCATATCTATTCTGAATGCCGGGTTATTGTTTATGAAGACAATGTGGTGTATGTCGGAGGTCTCTACTATCTCTTGAAAGGTACGACGGATGATACACGAGAGGCTACGGTAACCAGTATCTATGGCGGCAAGAATACTTCGCTTGATGCTAAGAATGTGGCGCAGTACTACTCTGGTACTATCAATATTCCGGAGACCATTATCTATGAGGGTAATAAATATACGGTACGTAAAGTGGGAAGCTACGCTTTCAACTGCCAGAACGAGTTGCAGAGTATCTATATCCCTCGTACGGTAACAGAGATTGAACCTCATGCTGCCATCAAGGCGGAGAGACTGAACCGCGTGAATGTGGCTGACGAGAGTGAACTCGTGAACATCGGCGAGGAAGCATTCAAATGGTGTATAGGTTTGAAACGTTTCACGTTTGATGGAACATCCCTGAAGATGAACAGCATAGACAAGGCGGCTTTCAGAGAGTGTACTGCCTTGGAACGCTTTACTTGGATGGGCAATACAACGATAAAGACCATCGGACATAGTGCTTTCTATGATTGCTCTGCTTTGGAGAAGGTGATATGGAACGGAAAGAGTGAGCTGAAGACCATTCAGGATTACGCTTTCTTCAAGTGTATCTCGCTCAATAACTTCGAAATGCCGAATACTACGCTGAGTGTGGGTAACTCTTCGTTCCGTTACAATGCGAGCCTGACCAATATTCACCTCTCTAACTCGCTCAACTATATCGACGAGTATGCTTATGGTGAGTGTGGATTCAGCCAGATTACGCTTCCTGAGTCGTTGGCAAACATCCAGGCAGGTGCGTTCATCAATAATGACTTCTTGCAGGAGATAATCTTGCCGGAACGTCTGCAGGGTCTTGGTTCTGCTGCATTCGAAAACAACTCGAAGTTGGAGTCGGTGACTTTCCATACAGCCATCGAGACCATGACCATCGGCAACAATGCATTTAACCAGTGCCCTATATTAAATAAGGTATATATCACCAACATGAACAGCTTTGCGCAGACAAACTTCAATAATGCCAAGGCGAACCCTGCCAACACATCGCAGCATATCTATGATGCCAACGGCAAGGAAATCATCAACGTGGTGTTGCCTAAGGGTACGAAGTATGTCAACAACAATGCATTCAACGGCTGTGCTTTTATCGAAAGTATCGAAATGCCTGCAACTATGGATCATGTAAACGATGATATCTTTGTAGGCTGCTCGGCTTTGAAGGATGTTTATTGTTACGCTGAGGAAGTGCCGGAGTTTATCGGTGTGAACAATCCGGCAAGCATGGATGAAGTGTTCCAGAATGCTACACTCCATGTGCCATTCGGTTCGGAAAGCCTCTATCAGAAGGATACTTCATGGTGGGGTAAGTTTACAAAACTCCTGGGTTGCGAGCCAAAGCCGACAGCTGTAGTGGAGAAGATAGACTTGAGTACTCTTACCGTAAATGTAAAGGCTGGTGAGAATTACAACGAACAGAAACTGACTATCTATCCGGCTGAGGCTGCCAATGTGCGCATCAAATATTCTACAGCCGACAGAAAGGTGGCTGACATCGATGAGAATGGTGTAATCAAGGGTGTTGCTCCGGGTGTAACTACCATCTACTATACAGCGAATGACGGTAATGGCGTGACTTCAGAATGTAAGGTCATCGTCAGAAATCCTGAAGTAGAGTATGTGGGTGACATCTACTATCTCTTTGATAAGGCGAAGAAAGAAGCTACCGTAACCAGTATCTATGGCGGAAAGAACAAGTCGCTTGATGCAGAGAAGGTGGCACAGGTTTATACCGGTACGGTAAGTATTCCAGAGCAGACAACCTTCAATGCCGTGACTTATGGCGTGAAGAAGGTGGGCGGTTATGCATTTACTTGCCAGAACGAACTTCAGGCACTTCGTGTGGGTGCTTTCGTAGAGAAGATAGAAGATAATGCAGCTACCAAGGCGATGAACCTGAACCGCGTAACTGTGGCTAATGCCAGCCAGCTGGTTACTGTCGGCAAGCGTTCTTTCATGGATTGTGCAGGTTTGCAGCATGTTCTCTTTGAGGGTACGACCCAATATCTCGATGTCATTGATACGGCAGCATTCAAGAATTGTGCTAAGTTAGAGGATGTCATCTGGGAGGAAAAGAGTACGCTGCGACTCATCGGTGACTCTGCTTTCTATTGTGACAGCAAGTTGGAGACCGTGAAGTGGAATGATAAGTGCGACCTGAAGATTATCGACAACTACGCTTTCTACAAGTGTAGCTCGCTCAATCACTTCATCATGCCAAATTCTACTTTGAGCGTGGGCAAGTATGCATTCCGCTATGATGCAGGTTTGACAGATATCCAGCTCTCTACATCTCTGAGCATTATCTATGATTATGCTTTCGGTGAGTGTGGATTCAGTCAGATCGTACTACCGGAGTCTCTGAAGTCGATTCAGGCAGGTGCGTTCATCAATAACAGTAATCTTGCCGATATTACGGTTCCTAAGAAGACGGAAGGTATTGGTGCAGGTGCGTTTGAAAACTGTTCTGCTTTGGAGAGTGTGACATTCAAGACACATGAAACCAAACTGACCGTGGATAAGAATGCATTCAACCATTGCCCAGTTTTGAGCAAGGTTTACATAGATTATCTGGATGATTGGGCTCACATCAACTTCCAGAATGCTTCGGCTAATCCTGCAAGTACAGCTCATCGCCTCTACTTGAATGGAGAGGAGATGGTAGATGTTGAATTGCCTGTTGGCACAAAGTATATTGGCAACAATGTATTCAACGGCTGTTCTGACATCAGAACTTTGAAGATTCCTGCAACCGTAGAGCATGTGAATGACAACATCATCGCAGGCTGCTCTTCTCTTACAGATGTCTATTGCTATGCAACGAAGGTTCCTTCATTCATCGGTACGGAAGATCCGTCTGAAATGAGTGATGTGTTCCAACAGGCTACTCTCCATGTCATCTATGGCAATGAAGAGGCTTACAAGGCTGATGCATGGTGGAAACGATTCTACAAGATAGAAGGATGTAATGCGCCAAGTGATGCGGACAAGAAGGTGACAAGCATCACAATCAGTCAGACAGAAGCTACGCTTAAGCCAAATGATACGATGCAGTTGGAGGCAACGGTTTATCCAACGGATGCCGCTAACAAGAAGATTCTTTGGACAAGTAGTAATGAGTATGTTGCCATCGTTACGGATGAGGGTTTTGTCTTGGCTATTACTGAGGGTGAGGCTGACATCATTGCTGAGGCTTCTGATGGAACAGGTATCAAGGCGATGTGCCATCTGACTGTGGAGAATGAGAAGAAACCTGTAGTTCCTATTGTGGAAATCAAGTTTGAGGAATCTCCTGTTACGATAGAATTAGGTGAAAGCAAGAAGTTGAATGTTCTCTTCAACCCTGTGAATGCAAGCAACAAGACCTTGCAATGGAAATCGGTTAATTCTGATGTGGCCTCTGTAGATAAAGATGGTAATGTCTTGGGCGTCAGTGCAGGCAAGTCTATCATTCAGGCTAAGACAACTGATGGCTCCAATCTGACTATTAACTGTGTGGTAACAGTCATTCCTTCTACAGGTATTGGTAATATCTCTATGGGGGATGTGAAATTGATTGTTAACAAGCGCCACTTGAAGGTGGAAGGTCTCTCCGACAATGATGTCATCCAGGTAGTGAATACCATCGGCTATACCGTATATCGTGGTACAGAACATGAAGTGGATTTGGATGCTGCTGGCATCTATATCATCAAGGTGAAAGGCAAGACGCTGAAGTTTAGTGTGAAGTAAAACGGAAACTTGCATCCGTATGGATGTTTGAGAAAAAATAGACAAAGGCGGTGCACCGAGTGAAATCGGAACACCGCCTTTATTCGTGTGTCGGGCATGACACTAACCTAACTGGTTCAAATCCAGTCGCAGGTATTTACCGCCAAGCGAAGCGAATGGCAAGTCGTTGACAGTAATGTCAAGGATGAAGGAAGCCAATAG